TTACCAATATTCTCTCTGAGCAAAATACTCTTTTAAGGATAGATAGCGACGCTTGCAAGACCGTTTCTTTATCTTAGACGGGTTCTCGTGTCTATGCTGACGTTTTCTTGCCAAACGAATACTTGCGCCATGGATGTAATATCCTCCATCCACTTTCTCACAGTTTTCCGAGTCAAACGAAATCGTGTACTCGTAAGTACGTTCTTTTATATTTGCTGCCATACGCTACTCGTCTTTTAGGTTCAACTTCTCCTGCCATTCCTTATCGTGAATGGAGCCTACGACTTCAAAGTCTTGCAAATAGTCTTGCGTGAAATTATGTCCGCATGCCATCGGGGAAGCTTCTTCGGTTGCCATTGAGAGATAAAATTCGTGCATGACGAAGCAAGCAGAAAAAACCTCGAAACTGATGATGCCATACACGTCGTAGAGCGAGGAGGTGAAGTCGTGCGCTATGCCACTCGTTCTTTTCAACACGTCACCTTCATATACCTCCTTGCCGTCCTTGTCGAGGAAACCGGTATACTGACCGACGGTATCTGTGGCAACGGCAAACGTAAAAACAGGTCGCTTATCACGGCATGGATTATTTTTTACGAGAGTCTGATCTGCCACATGGAACAGGTCGCCATAATTCCACTCCCCGTCCTCAAGACTCTTGCCCTTAAACTTGATTGTTCTCATTCTATAAATCTTTTATGTTGTAATGTTTATACCCAAATCACTGCATATAAGGAAAGAACCACGATGCTATTATTTGCAGTTGTCTTCTTCCTTAATGCCGAATGGAGTTCCATCCATGAACCAATAATTTTTTAAGGCTTGTTCATAGGTGCTATGTCCGTCAGTTACTGTATTTCGTTGTATGTTTCCATTTTCATCTTCTTCAAAGTAAGGGGAAACGGAGACAACGACATCATGTACACATACTATCTGTATTGCTTGACCTCCATCGTGAGGAGCGCCGTTTTGGGGTTGATAATCTGTTATCCATCCGAACGGGAAATGCTTGAGCATTTCCCACCAACATTCTTCGGCGTTGCGGAAAGGACGGTAGGGAGGCTCGGGCTTGACGCGGAATCGCTTACTGGTAATCCATGAAGGAGCGTCGGTGTCAAACCATTTCCCTAAAGAGGTTTCATAAACTTGTATCTGCTTGCCGTCTACGTATGCTTGCATGACGGCGATGCGCTGTTTTGTTTCTTCTTTTGTCATAATTGTTTAAATTTATCTATACTTAGATTTTATTTTTTGGACATCATCATAAAGGTCATTTATTACCTTGCTTAGCTCCTCAAATTCTTCTTTGCTAAGAAACCGAGGAACATTACTCCAAATCTTATCTCTTTGCTTTTTCGATATTCCCATTTTACTTTTCCTTATCGAACTTAGACTTCAAGACAACGATTCTCTTATACCTTTTAATAAAGATTCCAAATGGAACGAAAAGACCATCGTCAGCATTCAGAAACTTGCAGTCCAGCCTTTTTAAGGCGTCATTCCACACAACCTCAACAATACTTCCTGTTTCAAGGTTAGAAATGATGTCACCGATATAAATCTCCTTCCCATTCATATCCTGCTCCCCGGTAAACTGACAGATGGTAGGTGGTGCAACTTCATATAACGTTGCACCACCTTCAGCTACGATACCTATAGTAGTTTTGCTAAGTGCAGGAATCTTCATTACAACAAAGCTTCCAATTATCCATTCTCCGTTGTCAAGACGTTTAGCCTTGAACTTGATGTTTTCTATTTTCATGAGCTATTTATTTTTTCCAATATTTACCAATTAAATAACCTATAACTCCACCCATGAAAGCTATATATAGAATGATTAGGGCAAGCATGACATAAAATTCTTTCATAACTATTCCTCCTTTTCTTCTAAGAGTTTTCTAATTTTTGTCAGTTCTTTGGTTACATTGTCTATGTTTACCATTATTCCTGCCAAAATGAATAAAATAAAACAAATCGCTAAATCCATAATTATTCCTCCATATTCTGTTGTTTTAGCCTCTTACTTTTTTCTTTAATAGCTTTCAATTCACTAAGCCAAATAAATAATTGTTTATGTTCCAAAGAACAATCTTTATTACAAATACTTAGTTCGTCTGCTTTTTGTTTGCAGTGTTCTATTGCTTCATCTAAAGTCATAGTTTTCTTTTTGTAAATCCGTTATTAACTTCATAGGTTCTATTACCTACATAAATTTCCTTAATTGGAACAGATGGAAGCGAGGTTCTTTTCCATTGTCTCAAAGTTGGGTCAGATGTTATGGCAGTCTTGCCTAACACCTTTGCCAGCTTGCATATTTTTGGAAATTCCTTGAAAGGGTCTTCATTTGTCACCATAGTTCAATCCTCTAATTCTATATTATGTTCATCTGCGAAAATATCTTCTACATCCTCGCAATAACGACCTTCACAAAGCGTCTCGGGAAATGCTCTGTTAACAAAATACTCTCGGCAGCATAACTCGCATATTTCATCTCCATAATTATTTATCAACTCTTCTCTGGTCATTATTCACCCTCCTTTCTGATTAAATAATCGTACATAGGCTTGCGGCTTCTACGATATTTATTACATATCTTTTCTGCCTCTTCCTCTGTGTCACAAATTGCAACAACTCCATCGGGATACGTGTCCCAATATCTAATAACTTTAAATTTTGTCATATTAACCCTCCAATTCTTTTATAGCTTGCTCGCATTTTTGTATATTCAAATCCATATATGCCATAAAGTGCTCGTCCGTGCCAATACACATGCCCCTTACAAGAAAGAGACTAACCTTAACCTCTTTCATTAAATCAATAGCTTTTGCTTTATTTATTTTGTTGAACTTACTAACTGAAGACTTTAAATTTGACTTACTTAGTTTCCTCTTCCACGCCCGGCGTTCAGCACGGGACATGCCATCTTTATTAATGGAGAATGCTTCCTCTATTTTAGAGATGTATTGACGCTCATATTCTTCGAGGACAGGAATAAGATGCGATGGAATTTGTTCTTTCATATTATTTGCTTACATATTTATAGGTATCTATTTCTGTTTTGTAATTCATATTACAACTCTCGTCTTTTGTCTAAATTAGAGGATAATAATTAGTAATTTGTAATATGCTCTGCGTACATTATTTTTCGCATAAGGCGGTCTATTTCTTTATCTGATGCTATATGGTCTATTGGGTAGCGCATAAAGTTTCCCCAATCACTTTGCTTTCGCAATTCGCCATTGGAATCCAGACCAATCAAACATCCATATCCGTCACCATTTTTATAGCCATCATGGATAAATATATTTCCATCACTTGTTACAAGAAATTCTCCTCTTTTAAATTCACTTCTTTTTAACATATTTCTCTTCTTTTTTACTCTCCCCACTGTCACTGGGGAGAAATTGTTATTACTCAGTTACCAACTCCCAGTCCTCTGCAAATACATCACTCGAAGACGGAACCCAAGAGTCGGCACGTCCGTCTGGGTGCACTATAAGCATCTGATTGGTGTAAGCGATGTGTGGCTCAGCACGTGCCATAATGATGTCCTTGGCAGACTGGGGAAGTGACTGCATATTAGGAATAATGTCGGCTGTAATATGGGCTGGCACTTGCTTGACAACAAATAAACCTTTGCCATTCCAACCAGCTCTGCGGACAGCCATACCTGCTTTAAGATAAAGTACTGCCGTGCCGAATGTAAAATTGGACAGCTTAGCTTTCATCTTATTTGCCTTTATAAATCTGTCTGCCAAGACAAAGTAATATTGCCCCATCACTCCTCTTTGCACAGTCAACAAAGCACGAGAAAGTGCGTCTAAAGCACTGAACTCATCCGAAGAAAGAAAGTTATCGCATTTATACATGCGTTTTTCAAGGTCTTCGAGTTCAAGAAGCATTCTATTGACGATCGTTTCAGACGGCTTGTAAGCCTTCTCGAATACATCTGCCGGACTCCAAGACTGGTAGCCGTCTTCATACTCAACAAGGTAGCCAGCCTTGTCTGTTTCACACTCTGACGGTCTTACGCCGTTCTTCAAGAGCTTGCGCTCGTAGGCTTCACCCATTGTCATAGGCATAGCCTTCACTGTTTTTGTACCAGTGTACTGTTTCATTTGTTCGTTCATAATATTTATTTTGTTGGTTTTAGTGGATACTTCTCACTTCCGACAACACGGTACGAAATAACCTCTGGTCTGCTTTCTAAATCCTTTATCGCATCTTTAATCGTATCAAAGCGGCATGAACAAACGTGTTTTGAATTTGTATTGACAAAACAAAACTTTTCAGTCGCCCTGTCCTTACAAAGAAGGACGGTACAATCGCGTTTAGGTGGACGGCGTTTGCAGTCTATTATCATGTACTTTGTTCTATCCATATCGCTCTATTTTACAAGTTCAAAATCGTAAACGAATACCCAAGGGTTGCTCTGCCATGTGCCCTTGCCGCTGATTTTGTCTATCAAGGCAGCGTAGGCTTCTCTTGCGGTTCTGTACGGTGAGTTTGCCAGTCCTGTGTACCAATATGTTACGTCTTCAAGTCCTACGTCATGCGCCTCCCAAATGCCTTCTGCCAGACAGTCTTTTTCGCTGATGTCTTGCAGACGTTCGAGGCGAATGTTGGTAATGCGAATATGATGGGGCATAAGGTCTGCACGGACAAACATCTTGTTGTTGCACCCTCTCTCGTATTTGATGCACTCCAAAGGCATTCCGTTTTTGCCACAAAGACGGTAAAATTCATCGTTCTTTATCAAATCTTCGTATTTCTGAGCGATGGCTATGGTTTCGCCTATTTTATAGCGGGCGGTTTTAAACCTGTTGTTGCAAAGCGTAAGCAGAGCCTGCCCATTGTCGAGCTTTTTGAGTTGAAAATCTTCACCATCAAACACAACAAACCCGTTTTGCGTATAGACTATTCTTCTTGTCTGCGTCTTTCGGCCTTCGAGGACGGCTTTGGTCAAGCCGTAACGGTCGTTGAACATTATCTTCTTCATAATTGTGAGTTGTTAAATGATTAATTTTGCGTCCTCTCCGAGCGCCCAGAGGATATGTTGGAGCTGGTGGACGTACTGAAGGTCTATCGGGAAAAAATTTATATCTAAATGTCCTCCAGGTATAGAAGAAAAAGTTCCAACGTCGAAATTATTATCTTTCTTTACATACGTCACACATAGCTCCAAGTAACAGTTCAACTCAATACAGAAGAACTTCGAGCCTCCAAACATTTTTGTCTGCCATCCGTTCTTTTGGAGGATTTCGGGTGTGATAGTGATGCCCTCAATGCCATCACACCAAACACCGTGAGAGAACATCCATTTTTCTCTATCAGTTTGAAGCAGACCTACAATCCCCTTCTTGTCTTCACATGACCTTTCAGAGTCTATGGCTACAACCTCGCAAATTGCTCCTTTGGGTATCATACAGTTATCGTTGCTGACTCTTACAAAGTCGCCTATTCTTAATTCTTCCGGTTTAATCATGTTAATTGCGTAAAATATGTACTTTTATAACTTTATGAATAGCTTTAGGCTGTGACTTGTTAAATTCGTGAATGAAGCGACGCTCAAAGTCGGTGTGCCATAAGGGTTTGTTGGTATGAGGCATGAGAACCTTGGCGCGAACACGCTCTCCATTATCGAGTGTAAGGATGGCTGTGCGCCATTCAGGAGAAACAAAAGGATTGTAGCTCATCTTATACTCCTTTCCTCTTCCGCCACACAACTCAACCGTTCTACTTGTTGTTGCAGCTTTACCATTTCCTTGTTTGCATGGTCTCTTTCCATCCTCGCGTCGTTCACAAGTATAAAACCGGTTGCTACAGCTACTATCGACACCACCGCCACGCAAATCCACGGCTGTCTATGCACAAAACTGTTAATGTCTTTACAGACACCCTTTGTAAAAGCCCAACCATACTTTAAAGCATACACTCCAGCTTCTTTTGTGGTTGCATTGTCTACAAAACTAATTGTTGTCTTCATAATTTTTTGTTTTCATTTTACGTTAAACTTCAGTCTTAGTTTTTTATAATTAAATAAATACCATACTATGTGACAGCGTATTTGTTGGCGTAATTTTTATAAATATGATTACGATAACTGTACGTGTAGTTTACAAGCATGTCTTCTGTATATTTACTACAAATTGCAATACGTTTACAGATATTGCGCATTTTCTTTATAATATTGCATTTTACCGCAAGTTTTACAATTTGTATTGACTTACATACTGACATACCTATTTTTGCCGCCATATATTTGTATGAAATGCCATTGTCTACGAATTTTCTGCCATAACAAAAACGATTACAAGTTTTGGTAGCTTTCTTATATTCCTTTTTTGAAGAAGGATTGCTTCTTTGCTGAATCATTTGTTTGGCAAAATCCTTACGACGCTGTATTTCCACAAGTAACATTGCGGTCAAACCATTTTCTATGTTCTTGATTTCTTGCGCATAAGCATTCTTTTTTAAGTTAACGTTAGGTTTAAATGTAAGTTCAGGTATAGCGATATTACGATGCGCCGTGTGACTATGCAATGATTTAAAAACGAGGTGCTTTTTGTTAAGACCTGTCTCCTCTATCAATTCCATGTTTCTAAGGATAGACAATCTATCCTTGATAGCATTTGCGCTTATACCTGTAATATCATGCAATTTATTTACGCTCCAATCCTTAACAATAGAATTGCGAGTGTGTGTTTTTACAAACAAAGAGAATGCAATCGCCTTTCTCAATTGAGAGTTGCGATACATCTGATTTATTATGATTCTCTTTATCTTCATGTCTGTAAAAAGCAAAAGCGACAAGGTTGTGTACTTACCTTATCGCTTTGTATTTAATGCGTCAGTTAAGACGCGCCTTAAATCCATGTTATACACTTCACGATGTACACGGTTCGCTTAGTGGTGATTAATAGCTTTGCTATTTTTCACACCACAAAATTAATAAAAATATCCATCAAACTAATATATTCTCTTAATTATTTATAATTTATTAATACTTTATATTGATTTATTATTAGTTTTCAGTATCTTTGAAGCGTTAAACTAATAAATAATTGCTTATGACATTTACACAGACTGAACAGTATCTTTGGGCAGAGCGCATCATGCAAGCGGTCTGCGATGTAGGACAAGTTACCTTTTTGGAGCTTGTATCAGAAAGAAAAAATGTACGTGCAAATACCCTACGCGGCTTGTATTGTCTTTTCACTCGTGATTATTGCATTCATCCAGATCGTGCGGCGCGTCTTATTGCTCGCACACGTGTAAACGTAATAAATCAGGCACGTAAGTATGCGCAGTATTTACAGGTCAAAGACAAGATGGTTGTCGAATTATACAATAAAATCAAGAATATACTTAAAACCTATGACAATGAGAAGAGATTATGATATTACAATCCCAGATATGTTGTTTCCAAGCGACAACGAACTGGAGATTCCTACACTCGACATCAATATGCAAGCAGAATGTTGTCAGATACCATTCTTATGTTTTGGAGAACAAAAGCGCACATATAACATGAATGGTGCAGGAACACTACATTTCTATACTGACGATTACCGCTTCACTACAGTATACGAACATCCCGAAAAAATATACAAACAACATCATCCAGCAAACATCGTAGAACCCAATTTCTCTTTGTTCAACGAGACTCCTATATCATTCGGAATGCAAGCTCTCTACAAGAAGCGATGGATTGCATGTGCCATGCAGACACGTGGCATTGGCATATTCGTAGACCTCAATGTAGCACAAAAATGGTATCAGCTAAACATGCTTGGCGTTCCCCGTGGGTGGAGAGCTTTCGCAACACGTGGATATTCCGACCGTCTGAACAACCTTGCCTTTGAATTGTCTATCGCCAAGGATTGGGCTTTGGGCAAAACTCCCCTATTTGTCATATATGGCGGAGGCAACGAATGCCGGCGGTTCGCCCAAGAGAATGGTTGTATCTATATTAATCCTGTTGTTACAACGAAGAAAAAAAATGAAGCGTTAAAAAAAATACACGAAGGCGTGGCTTTCTTCAATGAAGAATTTTCAGTTAAGAAAGAACTTGAAAAGCTCACACCGTTCACGCATCAGATAGAGGATTTCTCCTCGAACAGTAAACAAAACATTGAAGACAAAAATTAGTTTATTTAGCGACAAGTGATTTTTAGGTGATTATTAATTAATGAAGTACCTTTGCTTTACTCATAAGCAAAGGTTTAAGTAGAAGGCTGGCTCGCGAGGGTCGGTCTTTTATTTTATATATAATGTATGCATTTAGCAAGCTTTAAAATATATTAAATACTAATATTTCTATTAGTTTTATTTGGTTGTTTGAAGATAACATATTAATTTTGCGATGTAAAAATTAATAAGTAACTAATAAAAGGAGATACAACAATGATACAGCTTACAAAAAGAGAGCTTAACAAGCTCAACACATGCAAAGCAAAGGTCGCAAAACTTAACAACGACCTTAGAGAATATTTTGACGCATCAGGCGATATGTTACTGCCCGACATTGAATGTACCTGTATAGGTTACAGCCCAATGGGAATGGTTGAAGCTAATGACATTAAAGATAAAAATGGTAACGTTGTTGGTTTTCAGGCTTCCGTAGATGACTTAGACTACAAAGTTGAATACGTAGAAGAAGATGGTGATATATACCTTACAGGTTGGGAAGAACTTGAAGACGACCTTAAATATCAGCGTCGCAGACTCAACAAAGCTTGGAGAGTATTCAAAGCCGAAAATCCTGACGCAGAACTTGAACGTGACGACGAGGAGGATTAATTGTTTACATGGGGGTAGATGTTATTTACCCCTCAGTTTACATAAATCATTAACTTTGCAAAATAAAAAAAACAAAAGATTATGGCAAAAGGTGGAGGTTCAACAAGAACAGTAAGCGCAAACAACGCAAGTGCAAGCAGAACAAGCAGCAGCGCAAACAATAATTCTAAAGGTAATGCTGAATATATAAGCACGAAAACCAAAGAAATAGAAGGCTTTAAACTGCCGGGACAAAATGATTTCAAATATATCAACATAAATGGAGAAAACTATCGTATTAGAGATAACAAAACAAGCGATGGCAGACATGTTGTTGATATAATAAGAACATCCGATGGGTATTCTTTAGGTCGTGAAGTATTTACGAAAAGTGGTTCTTATGGTATGGCTACGACCAAGACAAAATCGCAGGTTCAAAAGGCAATACGGGAAGAGTTGCTAAGATTGTTAAATAAGTAAATATATACATTAAGAGCGTGATTATACAGGATATATGGATTCAGCAAAACTAATATTCTGTATAATCATCACGGTTATAGATTAATAAAAGTGCTAAGTTTTTATTAGTCTATCAAAATATCTCAAGAAAAATTTTGCGCATCACAGAAGATTTTATAATTTTGTGGTGTCAAATAAATCATAGTGGCGAGGTTGGAAGCTCTGCCACACAAGGTAGGGCATTTTTTATGCTCGCAACTTTCAAGGTATTAAGATACTGGTGTATCGCGCCCTTGCACATATTGTAATGATATGTGCGTGCCCTTCCACTATGAGGCATTTGACAAAGGGTAGCGGTACACTCTTTTTTTTTGTTGTATCAACCCAACAATATATTAACGTCAAAAAAAATCGTAGTGGAAATGGCTGACGTAAAAATTTTTAATTCTCCTATGTTTGGAGAACTCCGTGTTACACGGAACAAGAAAGGCGAGTTGCTTTTCTGTCTGACAGATGTGTGCAAAGCACTTGATTTACAAACTGGAGCAACTAAACTTCGGCTTGAAAAAGGGGGTATTAGTTCTATTAACACCCCGGTGCAAAATCAGTATGGTGTTGTTTTTGACCAAACAATGGTTTACATTGACGAGCCAAACTTTTATCGTTGTGTATTTGGCTCACGTAAGAAAACAGCCAAAAATTTTCAAGATTGGGTATTCAACGATGTGCTGCCTTCGCTTCGTACAACAGGCGCATACGTTGTGGCAAAAGAAGAAGACAGTGAGGAGGATATTATCGCCCGTGGCTTGATAGCAGCCAAGGCGGCACTCGCACGACGTGAGGAGCGCATCAAAGAGCTTGAATGCGAAAACAGCCAAAGCAAACAAGTTATCGAAGTACAAAGCGAGCGTATCGCCAAGGACGCACCAAAGGTAGAATACTACGACCAGACGCTTGCGGCCGAGAATATGCTCACTACACGGCAGATTGCAAATGAGCTTGGCATAACACCTAATGAGTTGCACAACAAATTGCAACAACTCAAAATCATCTTCCGTCAATCCAACCAATGGCTGATGAACAAGCCTTACAGCACATGGAAGTTGCATGGCACACGAACCTACACCTATTACGACAGACACAAAGACGTAACTTATTCCAAGCCATATCTGGTTTGGAATCAACGAGGCAGACGTTTTATTCTCGCACTTTACAAAAACAATTTTAATGTAAAGCTCGCTATCTCTGACATCAACGGCAAAACCGCCAAATAGAACCACACACACCAACCCTTTAACGCGCATAACAATGGAAACGAACGCAATAAATAACAATAAGGAGAACTTTTCAATCAGTGACACAACTAACAGCATGCTCGCTTTGCTGCGGGATTTCGTTCGACTACAGAACAAATTAATCGTCGTTTATGACGGCGAAGTTGGCGGCAAGAACGTAATCGAAGCTTCATCCGAACTCTACCGCCTTATGCAAGACGCAATAACGGCGAACATCTGTGAAACGCTCACAGAAACACAGGTGGCACAGTTGTAATCTGACATACATATTTTAAAGGGTACGCACGGCAAAAACGTAGCGTGCCCTTTTTGTTTACACGGAAACTGATAAATCCTTATAAACCTTGATAAAACAGCTTAACTTTGCTTTAAATCATTATAAAACACGTTTAATATGGCAAAAAAGCAGAATAACACGCTCAGCGAATTGGGCGTTAAAGAACGAATAAGCCTAAGCTGTCTGGAGCTTAATGAAGGGCAGATTGTGGGCATCCCAAAGAATCCTCGTTATCTCAAAGGAGAGGAACATGACAAGCTAAAAAAGTCACTCAAGGACTCGCCGGAGCTGCTGCAATACAAGCCGCTTATGGTATACGCTGCCGATGGTGGCAAGTTTGTCGTTATTTGTGGCAATATGCGCTTGCGTATCTGTCAGGAACTGCACAACGAAGGCGTAGAAGGTTTTGATGCGCTGCCTTGCTTTGTACTTAACAAGGACGTGTCCATTGCTAAAATTAAGGAATACGCCATCAAGGACAACGTACAGGCTGGCAACTGGGACTGGGACAAGCTTGCCAACGGAGATTGGGAGGTAGACGATTTGCAGGACTGGGGCGTTGATTGCTCGTTCTTGACCGACACGGAGCCAGTCAAAGAAATGTCGGAACGAAAGGAAACCGAGGACGACGAATACTACGAGGACGAGCATGAGATAGAAGCGAAATGCAAACTCGGTGATATCTGGCAACTTGGCAGACATAGACTTATGTGTGGCGACTCTACTGACGCATCGCAAGTCGCTAAACTACTCGGGAGCACAAATATTCAACTATACTTGACAGACCCACCTTACAATGTGGCTTATGGTTATGATGGTGCAGCAACAGAAGGACATCGCAAGGACGGATTGGTTGTCTTGAATGACAAAATGGACAACGACAAATTCGAGGAGTTCTTGACAAACGCATTTAACGCTGCCAATGCTAATATGGAGAAAGGCGCTTCGTTCTATATATTCCACAGCGACGGCTACTCATATTGGTTTAGAAAAGCCCTTATCAACACGGTAGATCTGGAGCTACGAGAAAATTTGATATGGGTAAAGAACTCTATGGTACTCGGAAGACAAGACTACCAATGGCGACATGAACCTTGCTTGTATGGTTGGAAAAAGGGAGCAACCCATAATTGGTTTAGCGACAGAAAACAAACGACCGTTATGGAGTTTGACCGACCGACAAAGAGTATTGAACATCCGACCATGAAGCCTATTCCACTTTTTGCATATCTTATTCAGAACTCATCGCAGGAAGGCTGGAATGTATATGACAGCTTCGGAGGTAGCGGCACGACTATAATGGCGTGCGAACAACTCGATAGAAACGGTTTCTCGATGGAGCTTGACCCTCATTATTGTGATGTAATAATCAATCGTTGGGAAACTTACACAGGGAAAAAGGCTGAAAAAATCACAGTTTAACTACATAATTTAAAATTAGAAATGATAGAAAAAGTAAATCCACAACATCCCGACAAAGTCGCAGACCGCATTGCCGGAGCAATCGTTGACCTTGCTTACACCAAGCAGGAAATTCCAAAGATTGCCGTTGAAGTTCTTGTCGGACATGGCGTAGCTAACGTTATTATCGAAAGCAGCGTAGATTTCTCTAAAGAAGAAGTACACACAATCGTGGAGCGCATAACCAACTGTGACAATTTACGACTGAATCTTGTAGTCAAGCCACAGGACGCGCACCTTGCAAAGAACCAAGATGGCATTATCCGTTGCGGTGACAACGGAATCTTCAAGGGTATGCCCCTCACTGACGAGGAGTGGAAGTTAAGTCAGATTGCTCGCGGTATCTACGAACGATACCCGTCGGACGGCAAATATATCTTGGGCGGCGATGAGCTGGTGATATGCCAAAGCAATGCCAAGGTAGAAGAGCTGAAAAAACTCTACCCTACTGCAACTGTCAACCCTCTCGGTGACTGGACTGGAGGCATCGATGTCGATAGCGGAGCAACCAACCGCAAGCTCGGTTCTGATATGGCTCAGTCGGTAACAGGCGGTGGACTGCACGGAAAAGACCTGTCGAAGGCAGATGTATCGGTTAATATCTACGCTTTTCTAAAGGCGCAAAAAGAACAAAAGCCTGTGGAACTGTTTTGCGCTATCGGTGACGAAACTGTTGACGGCAAGCCGTACTCCGAGATTGTGAAGATAGCAAAAGACTACATCAACAAGGTAGGCGGATTCGAGAAGTTTGCCGAGTGGGGGCTATTCTAAAAAAATATTAGCAATGGCAAAGAATAGTGGTGGTACGAGAAATTATAGGAATAATCCCAAGACTTTATCAACAAGAAGAAAAGAATTTGATGGTCTTATGCAATCTGGATTTTATGACGTTTCACGCTCCTACTTCGACCCATCAGGTGGATTTGTTGCGACAAACAAGGAACACAATAAAGTAAAAGACACAAATAAAGACAAAGAAAATGAAGCCACATTATATCTCGCCAATAAAGGCTACAAAGTATATCTTGACAGTGAACGTGCTACAATAGAGTTTGAATCTCATAATGATGGACGTATTTACAACATCCCCATGGATATAAAGACCATCAACGAAGCAGGCAAATACACCATCAAAAGGCAGTTGGAAAAGGCAAGCACTCAGAAGGTGAAAGCGGTTGTTTTGTATCAGAACAATCCTTTGGTTGATAAGGACTATGTGAAAAACCAAATCTATGGGGAAAATGGATTTATACAAAAATCGCCAAAAAATGCCTTAGAGAAAATTGATTGGATTATAGTTGTAGGTTCAAATGGGCATGTACATAGACATGATATTAGAAAAGAAAAAGCATCAAGATTAAATGGTTAGCGGAGGATATGCCCCCCTAACTCGGATTCATCCGCATTATCATGCCGAAATGGAGCTCCCGCATATCAGGTTACCCCAACAGATAAATCATTGCAAATATAATAATAATAAACCAAACAGCAAAACAAAAAACATGAATAAAGACAAATAATTATGAGTAAACCTTTACCCATCAGAACAACCATTGAGCGTGCGCTCAACATAAACATTTCATCATCGCTGCCCGCAAAGGATAAGGTGGCAGTGATGGAGTGTTTGCTAACGTTGAGCGCAAGTGATATAAGGCGCATAAATGAAAGCGACAAAGCAACTGCTTTTGTTAGCTTGTGCGCCAACATACTCCGTCGTGGTGAATTGATGGAGTATATGCAGATTCTCGAAATGTGCCGTAAAATGGCTTTAAACAACGATAAATGCGTTTGAAAGTGCTATAAACGTGTTTAAATGTACGATAAACGCATAGTGAAAGGAAAATAAAAGGAATAAGGAGAAGAATATGCCACTGTCAAGAAATGAAAATAAACGCAAAAAGCAACTTGCAAATTTGGAGAAAGGCAAGTTTAAAAAGGGCGAGATTACCAATCCTAAAGGGCGACCGCCTAAGCCTAAGACGATGACGGCGTTTATCGCTGAAATGAAGGAAAAAGGCTATGAAGTGCCAACATCGCAGACCATAGCCGAGTCGTTTCTGTATATTGCCACCCTGCCCGAGGACGAGCTTAAAGCCGTTCTTGCCGACAAGACACGTCCTATGATGCAGCGTATCGTTGCCAAAGGCATACTTGACAAAAAAGGCATGGATATACTTGAACGTGTCGTAGACCGAGCCTATGGCAAGATACAGCATATAGACCTTACAAGCAAAGGTGAGCAAATTAAGCAGGATCCTTTGCAAGTGCATGTCGTTACAAGCACAGAAGAATACAACAAGGTTCTTGCGGAGATACAAAAGGAGAAAGAACGTAAAGAAGCACAACCGGATAAAGAATAGAATATACACAAATGCCACACGTATTTTTAGCAAAGAACTACATGAAAGTGGACGCTGCCAAGAAAGCAGGGTTCACAACCGTGTCGTTGCAAGGAAGCTCGCGCTCAGCCAAAACATGGTCGATTGTGCAGTTCCTTTGTGTCTATTGCTTTAATAACGCTGGCACAACCGTTTCCATTATACGTGCCGGTATGCCTTCTATTAAGCGTACTGTATACCGTGACTTTAAGAATGTGATGCTGTCCTTTGGTTGGTGGAAAGACAAGTCAATGAACAAGTCGGAGTATGTCTACACATTTCCTAATGGCTCATGGATTGAATTTTTCTCCACCGACGACGAGCAGAAGGTGCGCGGTTCAAAGCGTAAGATTTTGTTCGTAAATGAGGCTAACGAGCTTTCTTTTATTGAGTGGCAGCAGCTTCAAATGCGTACTACAGAGTTCTCCATACTTGACTATAATCCATCTTTCTCAGAAGAACACTGGATAAACCAAGTAAACGAGGAGAAAAATACTTATTGGTTCATATCTACTTATAAGGACAATCCATTCCTTGAGCCAAAGGTAATCGCTGAGATTGAAAGTCTTAAATGGAAAAATCCGAGCCTGTGGCGAATTTACGGACTCGGACAGCGTGCTATTGTTGAGGGTCTTGTATTTGAGAATGTCGTTGTTGACGATTATATACCAGTGGAAGCACATAGACACCATTGGATTGGCATGGACTTTGGTTATACCAACGACCCTACAGCTATTGTAGAAGTCTATCTATGTGGTAACGACCTATATGTAGACGAGCGTTGCTATCAAACGAAAATGATGACTGACGATATAATTAGAGAACTAAAAAATATAAAAGGTGACTTAGAAATAATATCAGAGAGCGCAGACCCACGTCTTGTTGATGAGATATACAATGCTGGTCTGAATATCAAACCTGTTACAAAGTTCAAAGGTTCTGTAAACGCTGGCATTATGAAAATGCAACAGTTTAAGATACACGTTACAAGACGTTCTATGAATATTCGCAAGGAGTTCAACAACTACACTTGGCAACGGGACAAAGAAGGAAAATGGCTCAATGTACCAATTGACATGTGGAATCACGGCTTAGACGGTATTCGATATGTTGTCCTTGACAAAGTTCTGGGTGCTTACGGCAGCGGCATGAGCGCAAGCGAAATTTTAGATATAATATAAAAGCTTAAGGGCCGTTTTTGTTTACACAGGATGCATAATTTTAGCATAAGATAATATATCTATGCTATAACTTTGCTAACAAAGTTAGCAAAATATGAGAAAGATAACAGAAATACTCGCCAATGATGGCAACACAGTACATATGTTACTGACGGCACGAAAATTACCACAGCATGAGAATTTTGAAACACTTATGAAACAGTGGGATCCTTACAAACATGACGTCTTCGACAAAAACAAACGCAAGAATAAGAAGATAAAAGTACCAACCGACCAAAAAGACCCGATTACCGGACAGGTTGTATACAAAACCGAACTTGTTGACCGAGTACGCATTGCTCTGCCTACGCAAAATATTATTGTGGAGCGACTTGTCGGATTCTTGCTGACAAACGCCGTAACGTACAAAGCAAACTCACACGGGGTGTTGTTAAAGTCACTTGACAACAAGCAGCAGCAGCTTTTTGATGCATTGTTGCACTGCTACCATGACAACAAAATGAAGTACTTTGACAAACGACTTGTCCGTACAGTATCATCACAATGTGAAGCGGCAGAGTTGTGGTATATGACAACCGACGAAAACGGACGACTCGGTGGTGAAATACGTGTACAGCTGTTATCTCCTGCCAATGGGGATAAGCTCTATCCTCATTTCAACGACTGGCATCGCATGGACGGCTTTGGACGTGAATACTACACATTTGACGAGCTTGGAACGTCTGAACTGCATTTTGATGTATACACAGACAGTCATGTGTACAAGTACATCAATAATGGCTCAGGTTGGACGCTCACGGGAGAAGCAAAACCACATGGCTTTACCAAAATACCAGTCGTATACTATCGTCAATACAAATCCGAATGGGCAGACGTTCAATGGGCAGCAGACCGCGTGGAGGAATGTATATCAAATTGGGGTGACACAAATGACTATTTTGGTACACCGAAGTATTTTATACAGGGACGCTTGGAGGGATTTGCCGAGAAAGGCGAACAGGGTGCAGTATTCCAAGGAGGAAAAGACACAAAAATGAACGTCTTATCTTGGGACCATTCGCCCGAATCGGTTAAGGGCGAGATTGCTTACCTATTCAGTATTATTTTCGCTTTTACGCAGACTCCAGACATATCGTTCGAGAACATGAAAACTCTCGGCAACAATACAAGCGGCGCAGCTATACGTTTGATGTTTACAGATCCATTTATCAAGGTTGGCAACAAAACGGAAATGTATGGAGAAATGTTCACACGCAGAAGTAACATCGTCGCCAATGGTATTTGCAACGCCGGCATTTACGTTAAAGGCATAGATATGAGTGTGGCTGAGAATATAGACTTTGAACCAGTGTTTGAGCCGTACATACCAAAGAATAATGTTGAGCTAATGCAACTTATCACTCAGAGCAACGGAGGCAAACCATCGACTTCGCAGCGTCGCTCCATTGAGCTTAATCCGCTCAATGATGATGCCGACAGCGTGGAGAAAGAAATGAAAGAAGAGCAACAGAGCGAATTAATGCAACAGGCGGCAATGCTTGGTATGGGCAGTTCCGCATCAGCAGCACAATCGATAAATAACGAAGGGGAGGAATAACTATGGCAAAGAATAGTGGAGGAACAAGAGTAAACAATCCAACTCGTCCTGGATTGCGACAAAACACCATTGCATTTATAGAAAAATGGAATAACAATTCTACTAAAGAATTACAAGACGAATATACTAAATATGTTGAAGAAGAAAATAACGAAGTACCACAAGTAAAGGGACCTTCGCTCGTAAACAATGAAGCAGTAAAATATTACCAAATGACAAGCACAATAAATAAAAAATTAAGAGGTTTGTCATCGTCTCCTTGTGAGTAAATCACAAACAAGTACTATAAATGCTGTTGATAAATTATTGTCTCAGTCCCAACTAAAAAAAGGCATAGTAGTGTATCGTGGAACAAAAGATCATCCTTATGACAATAATGGTTTTATTTCAACAAGTACATCCCCAATCGTTGCTTCAGATTTCGGCAAGGTAAAAGCATATTACATTCCTAAAGGAGAACATGCTTTATGGATTGGTGGGTTTGAGAAAGAGTTGTTGTTACCAAGAGGATTTAATATAAAGAAATACGAACTGTAAAAAAAATAATAATTATGGCAAAAGGAGGTGGGGGAACAAGGAAGAGTCGCCCAAAAGAAACTCTTCCTACTGAAAAGATTACTGCTGTCAGTGACTATATGTACACAATTTATGACAATGGTGCTTATTCAGATTCAGACAAGGCAAAAGCTATATATAAAGGTCGTGAGGAATTAAAGAAATTATATCCAGACCAACCTTTTATTACTGTGACACATTTAAGTGTTGACGAACAAGGCTATTTGCATGTAGAGATAGGTCTCAACGGGAAAAAGATAGCTGGTATGCCGAGAGAATTTGGGCAAATCCGCTATGATACAAGAGATAACAAATTCCATGTCACCTATCAAGGGTATAAATGGGAAACTGCAACTCTCAACAATATGAGGGAGCAATACAAATATATCCAAGACAAACAAAATTTTGGTAAATGGGATAAGAAAATGGAAGAATTAATTGACAGACACAACAATAAACCCACAAAAGAACATAATGCTTTTATAGATATTGAGCAACGATACAGATTAAGTAAGTGATGGCAAAAAAGCTAACATCAAAACAAAAGAAAGAGCAGTTAAACCAACTGTTCGCAGCGTACAACCGCCGACTTGGCATGTTGTATAGTGGTTATGTCAAGAAGCTGCTCTCTCTTGGCTATAACGAAGATGTGCTCGAAAGTGACGCTCTTTTCAATTTTGACAATTTCCCTTTGCTTAAAGCTCGACTTGAAGACATATTTAACGACTATTTCCAAAACAGTATATTATGCTACAAAAGCGGCATAACAGACGGCGTTTCTTTGGCGTACACGCATGATGGCGACGCTTTGGGGCAATTCTCCGTACTATCAGACAAAGCCTTGCAAAACGCAAGAAAAACGGCAGCAGCGACGTTTATAGCCAATAGGTTCAACGCTAAGAATGGCTTAAACCTCGCACAGTCCGTTTGGAACTACTGCCAGCAGACGAAATCTGAGTTTGAAATGGCGATGTCAAATGTAATAGCCGACGGATTGGAGAAGGGCACGTCGGCAGAAGAAGTAGGAAGAAGATTACGGCAGTATCTGAATAATCCTGACATGATGTACCGCCGTTATCACACCGTAAAAGTGCTGAAAAACGGACAGAAGAAGGATGTTGTCACTTGGCGCAGGAAGCGTATTATCGATGGACGTGTACGTTTTGTAGAAGAGCCGCTCGAACGTGTAGGGCAAGGCGTATATCGCTCCGCAAGAAAGAATGCTCTGCGTGTTGCTCGCACGGAGATAAATGCAGCTTATCACAAGGCGCGAAACGAACGTTGGAAAAATGAACCTTTCGTCATTGGTCAGCATATACATATCTCTCCACAGCACGATCCAGAGGAAGACGCAGATATCTGCGACGAACTTGAAGGCTATTACCCAAAAGATTTTGACTGGGACAGTTGGCATGCTCAATGCATGTGTACCAGTGACCCCGTTATGATTAGCGGTGAAGAACGCAAGCAGTTCTATAAGCGACTGGCAAAAGGAGAAGATATGACAAACTACATATCTCCGAACCGTGTAAAGGACGTGCCCGACCAATACAAACGGTATATTGAAGCCAACGGTGACAAAATCGTGGACGCATTTAAACGCGGTAAGCTTGCATGGCATTTAGCTGATAATAAAAGTTATTGGGTGAAGTATTTGGACGCAACACAACGCAAGGAAATGGGCGTAAAGGCAATGTCTCGTCGTGAAGCTATTCAAGAAATTGCAAAGGCAAGGCATGCGAAAAGAAATGCAGATAAAATACAGAAAAACTGGACGCTTAGGCGGTCATACATGTATATGGAACGAATGAACGAAGTTATAGGACATTTGACATATTCCAATTATACCACTATGGGCAAGGCTTTACAAAAACGATATCACGATGTTACAGATGCTCTAAAATCAAATAAGACTTGGGATATTGACAATATAGAGCGTCTATTTAAACGCTTCAAGCAAGGCACTTCTATTCGTGAGCGTTGGGATAAATTGTTGTGGGGCGGCTTTTCACCCGAGCAGATAGCCAATTGTCGCGAGCTTGAAAAGAAACTCGGCATACTTAAAGGCAGACCTATGTCATGGGAACGTGCCGACCAGCAAAATGCGAATCCAGGATATGTTCCAAATAAAAAAAATGGGTATCAGATAAATTGCGCTACTTGTTCTCCAACATATATGATGCGCCTAATGGGCTTTAATGTAACAGCTGGCAATTATTCAAATGCTTTAGTTGAGTATTTGTCTAAAGGTGCAAAATGTTGGGAGAAATGGCTAAATGTTGACGGAACGCAAGCGGCATGGGTACAATTAAATCAATGGAAAAATGCACGTGGTTATAAAGAAATGACAGCTCTTAGATATAAAGAGTTTATAGAAGATGTATGCAAAGAAACAGGCGTTTATGAAATGTCTATCGGATGGTCTGAAGGAGGAGGACACAGCACTATTATACAACGATTTGCTGATGGCAGTCTTAAACGTGTAGACGCACAAGTTTATTGCCAAAGATACTGTGGCGTTGACGAAAAAATGAACCTTGCTAATTTATGCAAATATGGCGAGGCTCATTGGGATCGTTATGAAGGTTTCATTCACAAATGTCGTGGCATTATGCGCATTGATGATAAACTTTTCAATCCTGCGTTTGCTAAGATTTTTCAAGTTGTAAAATAATATCAAAGATATCTTCGCCACAAAGGTATTCGACATTGCTCCCATCAAACAAATAGAGTGAAGGAGGACCTACACAAACAGGTTCGGAATAATAGAATCTCCATGCTGTTTTACCTTTATACACGCCAAGATATTGAATATGACCTTTATACTTAGTTGTCTCTTGTTTTAACGCCTCGCGAATTTTTAAAGGAATCTCCATAGTGTCATGTATTTAGTTAATAATATGCAAATGTACTTCAAATGTTTTGTGTGACCAAATAAAAAGGTTACCTTTGCACCACATTGTTGTATCTCGTTACGAGATATTACGTTAAACTTCAAAATTGCCCACTGCCAAATGTATCTCCGCCGGCAGTGGGTTTTTGCGTTTATACACCTAAGGCTTTTTGAATACATATTTTTTCACTATCAGATAGCATTCTCCATTGTATCTTGCGATAATGTCCGTCAACGAGCGCCATAAGCGACACCGCAGGTCCAATTGCTTTATTTTCAGCTACACGTATTGATACTGCCATTGCATTGCGATACGATTTTCTGCCTTTAACAGGCACTGGGTTATTTAAATTACATTCAAATGGCGAAGTTGTCGTAACATTAAACAGACTTGCCAACATATATTCTGTGTATACGTTCATATTCTATCCAATGAATTTATCGTAGTAGTCATTGTCAAAAGAAATCTTTTCTCTGTCAAAGTCAGTTGATATTTCATGTGCATAACAACTAACTTTTGTTATGCATATTCTATTTTCTAACTTATCGCCACTTAAAGACACAGAATCCGGAATGTTTTCACTATATGTTCTTACTTTAACATAGAAATATCCATTACCATTTTCAAAAGTTTCAATACTCTTTTTGACCAATTCACATTCATCGTAGTATTGACGAACGTAAGCCAATGCATCCTCTTTATTTGCAAAGACACGAAGGACTCCTGAATGTATATCGCAGACATCATTACTATTGTCTTTGTCTTGCTGTTTCGACTCAACTTCTACGACGTAGACGTAAGATGACGTAGGAACTTCTTGCATGGAAACAGGTGACAGTGTGGACGCTTCTTGTGGTTTTCTAATTGTAGCCATATCGTTATTTTCTAAAGTTTATATATGCACTTGGATAACGCATCGAGCAATGTTCTGTAACAGCATATCCTTGTCGGCGGAATGCTCGCACAACGTTATCAACCGCTTCGAACGAAGATGCATGCCATTTGTTTTCGTTCGGCATAGATCCTGTCCAGTTACCAGCACAGCAACCTTCGGTTCGCTGAAGAATCTGTACTTCTTTTCTTTCTTTTAAATTGTCAAGAACCCATTGTGCAAGCTCATTCTCTTGCTCTTCTCTTGCATTTGACTTTGGAATTTCTATCATATTATTGATTGTATTTTAGATTTAACAATGCACAAAACCTTTTATAAACATGAATTTATATGTTTAAAAGACTGTTTATAAGTTCTTCTTTGGTTGCGAATATCTCGTTCATATATCTACTTTCCTTACGTTTGTCAATACTGATAACTACGGAATTGCCGTGTATGGATTTGTGTACCAAAGTAAGAATGTGGTTAAACTCTTGCGAAGGCAGCGATAACACGTCTTTAGAGATACCAGCTCTTTCTGCGCAGAAGGAGTAGACATTTTCGATAAGATACTGTGAACGATAATCCAAATAGAATTTGTCTTTTTGTTCGCCTATAGACATTGACATATACAGGATAGTTCCACTTACTATTTTGTTGTTTAGCATCGTATAGACAGTTTGTCCAATACGGAAGTCACTTGCGAGAATTGTAGCGGAGTCCTTCACTGCTTTCATACCGCTGTCTTCATAATTAAAAGTAGCATAGAGTTGATTTTGTTCCTTGAGTGCTTTGAACATTCTTTCCATGCACTCTTCTTTGGTCGCCACTCGCTCTGTCTCTATACCATCTTCGTCTATTTCAACGACAATATCATCAAAATAATTCTGATTCTTATCACAGATGTGCAATCCGAGCTCTTGAGCTTTGATAACATCGTTAGCCGTTGTAACCTCAAAGCCAGCAATGTATGAATCTTCAAAAAAAATAGTTTTCATAATCGTATGTTTTAAATTATTATTTATTAGTTCCGTGTGTGGAATCGAACCACAATGGAAAGCCTATCTTTACACGAAAACCGACTATCTAAGTTGTCATCTTGCGTTTAACGTTTTCTTCTTAACGTGCCATAATACTGTATGCCACACATGTTTGCCGTGTTATCTCACGCCTTATGATTTTTCGTCTTCACTAAGGTTTGACGGTGGGATAATGAGCACCCCTTTCCGTGCTGTCTGCTTATACGTTCACAGGCCAAACGACAAGTTCGAGTTCTTGCGACTGAGTTTAGGTATTCTCCTTCCGATTTCTCTTTCAGTCATTTTTAGACGGATGGCTCAAAGGAACTTCTAACGAAAATCTGTACCGTATTCTACGTAGTATTGCGCCGTGTGCGGTCTCGCTCCGCTTGCCTTTCAATCGGTCACGGCTGTATCTTGTCTTCCAGTTATCTTCTCTCTTTTGTACAGTCATACAAAACAAAATCCATAGATGAATAATTTTTTGCATATTGGGGTACAGGTGCTAAAAATGTAGCATACACGAACCTTGCTTCTAATAAGCTTTTATCATATTTTTTCTTTTTTACTATGTCTTTTGCTTCCAAAAACATTCCTCCAAGAGTTGTGCTTTTTAGTATTATCTTTTCAACACATATGTCATAAGTTAGATATAAAGTACCTTCTGTTATCATGATTGTATGTTTTTAAGTTAACATTAGCGGATAATGGTATGTTTATAAACGCACCTGTAAATCTGTTGGTTTGATATTATCACCATCTTTTCGTGCTATTTCAATAGCTTCTTCAACACTGTGAGTTTTTACATATCCAAACTTTCCATGCTTATGACTGTAGTAAGTGTAGACTGTATAATTTTTCTTTTTCATAATCGTTTGTGCTTATTTGTCCAAATTTTCTACCAGATACTTGATTTCGCTGTCCGACAATTCGATGTTTTGAGAATGTTTGAATTTGATTATCTCCTTGATTCCTATAACTTCTTCCACAGCTTGATAGGCCATAGCGTCCGTGTCGTTGCCTTTATCGAGAGCAGCAATTATGTTATGCGCGAAAATTGTAATCATATCTTTTGCTGCTGTTTTAACGTTTTCTACTTCTTTGCGCAAAACCTCAGTTTCTTTGTTAAAAGTGCAACCGCACTCAATAGCAAAATCATTCTTTATATTCTCGCACATCTGGTCGATATCCGCTCCAAACTTCTGTGCAAAGTATGTATTACCTTTAAGTGATTGTAATACTTTAATTTCTTCCTGTTTTGTCATAATCTTGATATTTTTTATTTTTGGGGAAGTAGCAAGCTTCCCCTTTATTTTGTTTTTATTTCATTTCAGCATCGGGGAATTTCTCTTTGGTCTTTCTGAGTGCTGTAATGCATGCCATATATTCTCCGCTACCTTCCTCTCCGACAAGCTCGGCAAAAATAGACCACCAATAACGGTTGTGTGTGTCGTGTACAAATGGATACATAGCTCTTAATAATTATTAGTTAATTCAACATCGTTAAAATGAATTGCGTAAGTTGTTCCTAAACTTGCAATGATGAAACATTCTCTGTCGCTGTCTGTACCGATTCCTTTCAAAATACCGGTCTTTTCAATTTCCTTGCATGCGCTTGGAACATAAGACTTATATCTCACTGCTTTATTAGCGTGTTGTGCAAAATCATGTACAATCTTTACAAATTGATTTCTATTCATTGTTGTATCTCCTTTTTATTAGTTGATTATTAATTTCTATACCGCAAAATTAATATTTTATCTTTACACTACAAAATAAATCTTAGTTTATTTCTCTGTTTTAAGAATTATTCAGAATATTACTTATTAGTATAAATAAATATAAAGATAATAGTACCAATATCAACAAAAATACCTACCTTTGTAAACAAATCTAAAGCTTATGACGCAGGTATACGACATGTCAGCAGAAGAAATCCGTGAGCTTGTAAAACAATACATTGAACATGGAGTTATAAGTCGAGCTATACAATGCTATGAACGGCTGTTGTGGCTCGGTAAATTGCAACAGCGCGAGTATTTAATATTAAAAATGATGTATGCGCAGCAGGCCAAAGAAAGTGTTTCAAAAGCAATAATTAAAAGATATAACAAAATTTACGTATTATAAAATTAAAACTATGAAAAAAGGTAGTTCTGACTGGTTAACAGCCATAGGTGTAACTTTTATTATTTTTATGATAATGTCCGCAATTGGACAGAAATCAAACGATGAAGAAATAACCGATAAGCCCTTGTATGAAAATACGGAGTATGTAGAAAGTTTAGCGGAAGACTTGATTAAAAAGAGATTAAGAGACCCTGACAGCTATGAATTTGTAGACATGAATGAAGTACAATCATCTAAAGAGAATGAAAAATTATTCATTGTTAAATACAGAGCTAAAAATGGCTTTGGTGGATACAATGTTTGTCAAGCTATGTTTTCTTGTGATAAAGATAAATTAACTATTATCACAAATGAGGATTAATTATCTCTTTATCTACGTAAGAGAGATTTATTACAATAATTGGAAAGATAAAGAGTGGGGCATTACAACCTCACTCTTGTTTTTTTATTCCAGCGCCTCCAGAGCTTCTTTAAGAGCATCTTTTATACCATTGTGCAAAAAATGCTTTGTAAGATACAGCACGTTATACCCTTTGTCCTCGACATACTTGCCATATACCATACCAGCAACAACAATAACGGTGTAACCCTGCGGAGCTACGACACCTGGTTTTGACGCATATTCCTCCAATGCTTTTTGTACTTGCGCCTGACCGCCTTTTACTTTGTCAGGCTCGGGAATATTACCTATAAAAGAGTTGAGTAGCTTACCGTCTTTGAACACAGCAAATGATATGGAGTTTTTAAGATTTGCCGTTTGGTCTTGGTAGCCTTTATTGTCTTTTGAAAAAGTCACAGCTTCTTCGCCAAGCTGTGCGAGTAACTGATCCAAAACGTTCTCCACGGCCTGTTTTTTCTCCATAAGCCTTTTCTTTAAGGCTTCTATACCTTTTATCTGTATGTCTACTTTTGCCATAAGGCAAAGATAATGTTTTCCCTGTAAATAACAGAAAAATAACTGGGTTTTAACAAATAAAAGAGTGGAACGCTGCCGCCCTACTCCTTTTATTACAAGTTGATTATTTCTTTGCTTGCTCTGTTTGTTCGACAAGTGGTAGAATACCATGCTTTTTTAATGTTTCGTATAAGAACAATCGACCCTTTTGTGTCCATTTCGTATAGACACGCGCGCCTTTTGTACCGTCACTATGCGGATATTCAAATGTCTCCGACTGAACATAACCACATTGTAGATATTTAGCACGTACAACCCATGTTGTGCCAACCTTGCGCTGTATTTGCATATTGCGAAGAAGTACATTGAACGCTTTTGCTGATTTCCCATAATCTTGTGCAATAAGTGTCACCTGTACAGTATCTTTACACTGGAGAATAGTGTCTACATAGCTGACTTTAGGCTGCATTTCTGTGATAGCGGTTGAAAGTTCAACTATTTCTGTGTTCTTTTGTTCTATCTCTATATTCTTTTGCTCTATTAGCCGTTGTTTTTCCTCAATAGCCTGCTGTTGTTTAGCGGCGAGCATCAACGCTTCGGCAAAAGTCTGAGGAACAGCAATAGCTTGTACCGCTTTATGAAAGACTTGCCGGTAGACCTCGAATACACTACGGATTTTCCGGGCAATAAAATATTCAAGACAAGAAGTCGTAAGGTAGTATTCTGTTGTAGGTCTACCCCCTTTGGGGTTTTGCGGATTTTTCCGCAAAACTTGATAGTCAACATCTTTTATGAACTGCTCATTATTAATGAGTGCTTCTACAGCATCCGATTTCTTGCCATATACAAGCGGCCATACATCATCAATACTTACAGGAAATTCCCTGTTGGACTGTGAAAGGTTTAACACTGCGGTAAAATACTCCTTGATTTCACTATTCGTACTCTCTTTTGTTAATTTCAAATTTGCCATGTGATTTTTGTTAAGATTTATGTGTTACAGACAGAAAATTAGTATTCTGTTATTGTGCAATGGGGTTACTTGTAGTAAGGGCATCGAGCAATTATTTGTACAGCACAAGGTCGCTGACATACGCCCATTGCTCCAGCCCTTTGCCATCATACATAGAGTAGTCCATGAACCACCACTTGTATACACCCGATTGCATCGCTCGACGTGTAGCGAGTCGGAAACCGCTTGTTGTGCGAAGCAAACACCACTCGCCGTCGTTGGGCAACTCGGTGTTGGCATCATGCCATATAGTTTGTAAGTACTGTTTAATACCGGCAATAAAGGACGAGCGCAAATCATCGCGAGTAAACTTGCACTCGTCCGCATCGCCACTGAAAAGATTAAGCGGATAGTCTTGTGCCCATGCACAGCCCTTATCAACACAATCCTTTCGTGAAAGCATATCAACATGCACTGTTGTTGTTTTCTTTTTTCTTGGCATTTACGTATTCTTTAAGTACACAAGCACCATCTTCAAGCAAAGTATATCGTTCACGCTGCTCAGCAGACATTGCATCGTATGCAGCACGGCTTGCCTTCTTTATATTATCTTGACTGTATAGCGTTTTAAAGAACGCATCAAAAGTTGCCTTTATAGCCTTGTTCTTTACGATGTTGTCCCGATACGTGTTACGGTCTTCACCCATAATGCTTTCAAGCATCATTTCAATAGACTTTAACGCCCGTACGGGGAACATCGGTGCAAAGCAATTACGGACATCAATATGCCTTAATTCCTGTATTCGCTTGAATATATGTTCAAAAGTGTCGCTTGACATACATATAAGGTTTTGGACTACTATCATCAAGGCACAAAGACCAGGTCTGCCAACACCAAGGTTTGCTAACTTTTTGGATATCTGCTCATGTAGCCTTTTCAAGATAGGTGTTGTCATGTCGTATAACTGGTTGGCATACTCGTTGCAATAATCAGGTTCAGAACTTTGTTCTACTGTCTTTATTATGCTGCGTAGAGAACGCTGTGCATCTCGAAAAAGCTTCTTAGTCTTAAACTTAAATAACCCTTTCTTGCGTAAATAGTCCTCCATATAGATAAGCCAGTTGTCCGTTATCAAATACTCCGTGTATGAGAACTGAAACACCGACACCTTGCCAATGTTTAGCGTTTCTTGTATATATTCAGTATCAACAGACTGGTCGGCATACACTCTATGAATGCTGCCAAAAGACTCTACATTATAGCATTTTATTGGATTTTGCATATTTTATTCTGATATATTGTTTTGTTGCCGGTACTCATTAACAGCATTTGTAAAGTAAGGCGAAAATGCAAGTTCTTTTATATATTCGTCGATTGATGTAACGGTTGTGCTATTGTCACCACGCTCCCAGCTACTGACATAGAACATCCAACACTTCGTAACATACACCTCCTGCTGTGAATTGTTGAATGGATTAAAAGCCGTTGTTTTCTCAATAATGATGTGAAGCCTGCGGTCATTAGACCACAATTCATAGCCTCCCGCCGTCTTGACAGCGTATGCATCTTTATTATTTGATTTTATAAAATATTCTTTTTGCGACATTGAGTATCTCTTTTATTTACATTTACTTCATTGATATTACTTTTAGCCATCGCTCGATTGCAAGTGCAGATTCATCAAACGAGCGACAAACCATATATTCAAAACCAAGAGCGCAGACCTTTCTCTGAAATTCTTTTTGTTTCTCAGACAGTCTACCATCGGGCGTTTTTACTTCGAGGAACAACACATTATGCTCAACTATTATGATAAGGTCGGAGAATCCGGCAAGAATCCCCTCACGCTTCATTATCGTTGCTTCTTTCGCATTACGAAAGCCACCATTAGGAACGGCAGCTATTATATACCGTGGATATTGCAAGCGAAACCATTGTACGATAGCTTGTTGAATGCCAGACTCGACATGCCGAGGTTTGGCACGCTGATTGTGCTTCAATAGGAGAAGCTGCCATTTACTCAAATTCTGCGTCATTTTTTTTGCTAATTGCATCATCCACAGTAGAACGCCATTGCCTCCATTCTTCTTCTGTGCGCATCCATTGAAGACATGGTCTTTTTTCAGGCATTGTCAAAGCTGATATAAGACCAAGCATTTCGTCAAAGCCTAAATGGTCGCTATGTTTATCACCCTGCCAAACATCGAAACCGTAATCACCATCTTTTTTTATTACAATATCTTCCATTTTCTACATCCATTTTGTCCAACGTTTTTGTTCAATTGGACGATAATAAATCTTACACTTGTCGTTTTCAAAAAAACCATTATTCCTTGATATGGCATTCATTATTGCGCCACGTCCAACCCCTAACACGTTTTTCCCGTTTTCAGCGACAAGCTGAAAGGAAGATGTATATGCTCTTTCTATCCTTGAACCTTTAAGTTGCAATACAAGCACCCTTTTTCTCTGCTTTCTTCTGTCTTTCATTTCTACTTCACCTCGCTTTCTATTTGTTTTTGTGACTCACGTATCAACAAATCTATAATTTTAACAATTACTTCTCTATTGCTTATGCCATGAATACCATCTGTGGCTTTTAACTCCACACAGTACACAAGCTCTTCCTTGCGTAGCTTGCGGTATTGAGCATTCAATTCTTTTATATGTTCTATTTTCTCCATTGCTTTTAGTTTATGCATGTGCTGACATTTCGTATTGTACAGCACATGCTTCGTTTACTTTACAGCAACACAAGGTCTGCGACATGTGTTCCGGCAGGAATAATGAGATTGTCCATACGAGTGCCAAACTGAGTTTGTCGTAGTATGTTTACCTCTTCGCATACATTGACAACAACGTTTACTTTGCTGCTACCAGTAATTATTGACATTGGCACAACAAAAGAAGATGTAAGGCGTTTGTTTTCCTCTACAAGCAAACCATTCATGGCATTGTCTTGTGTAGATGTAATGATTGCGTCTCCAAAACCTGCTATGTTAATAACAGTCGGCACAATAACGCCACCTTTATGCAAAGGAACATCCTCACTTGCTATAAGAGGTATTATACGTGGTTCGTTCGCTTCGTCCTCTAATGTTTCCATTGGCGGAACAAACTGAGGTGCGTCGTTTTCTGTAGGTTTTTCTGTTTTTTTGTATCTTCCCATATTTTATTTTTTAAAAAGGTAAATCACTATCATCCACGGGCTGTGCAAATGGAGCATCACAAGTTGCAGCCGCATTAACTGGAGTGTTGTCAAATGGTTTCATGCCTCCGAGGATTGGCATTGCGTCCATTTGATCCTTTGTCATGCTCTCACGTACTTCTTTCGGCAAAGACTGCTTTACAAGGTGCGTTTGGTCATATTTGGATTCACGCAAGGCAAAAGCATTCAAATCCAAATAGACAGCCTTAGGAGTGCCATCAGCATTTGCGCTAACAAAAAGATGATTCTCTTCAATAGGTACGACAAGACAACGTTTCGTTCCCGTGCGTCCTTTAATGCTCATAATACCCGCATTCTGGTATTTTAGAGCATTTAGTTTGATTCCATAGTTTTCTTTTTCCATTTCTATATTTTATTAGTTAACCTTTTAATCTGTCCAAGAATGACACATGATATTTACCATCAATCAATTGATATTTAAACTCCAACATATCATCATCTGATAAATCACCCACATCGTTAATAACAAGAGTAGGAAAATCGTACATGCAAGCAAATCCTTTTTCTTCAACGTGTTCATCGAAATTTTCTTGCTTTAAATTCTGTGTGTCGCAGAAAAAATAATCCAAGCTATCAATAATATGGCAGTTTATCCATTCCTTATCTTTTAGATAACCAGTATCTACGAGTTCGTAATGCAATTTGGCATTGTCAGCCATTATCGCCTTAACCCTCTTTATTTCTTCGTCGATGCTTTTCTCCAACAGTTTGCTTGTGCAGAGCGCAGTACTATTCCGCGTCTTGAAATATTCACGCTGTGCTGCTCGCATTTGACAAACTTTATGAAAAAATAATTTTCTATCCATTGTTTTGCTTTTTAAGTTCTTCAATGAGTACGTTAGCGTATCTGACGGCTTCCCTCGCGTTACCCTCCAAATTTTGGTACTCAAACTCAATGCCTGGGTGGGTGCTGCGTTTCTCGTTTCCTTCGTCCATATAGATAGCGCAAAGCATATCCTTAGCAATCTCATATCTACGCTGCTCCCAATCAATCGGCTTATGAGTGGTGACTGCCGTACAGTTACGCTTATCTCTTGTTAGTTTTGCCACACATTCCTTGCAACGCCCTTTATAGGACTTTGAAAAAGCGGACAGTGGTAAGATCTTTCCGCATATCTCACACGTTTTCTTTTCCATTTTACATTGCTTAATATTTTTTTTTGTACCTTTCTATAAATACACTGGCTGCGCCTTTTGCGACATCAGCAAGATACGCCGCTTCTGTCTTGCCTTTGAGTGAGGCGATATTTTGTACTGTGCCACGGAAACATCTGACATTATCTATATCTGTATTATAAGCGACCATCATTCTTGAAAACATATCCTTGGCAAGGTCGTATTCGCGTTGCTCCCAATCAATCGGATCATGTTGAAGTTGCTCACAAATAGATTCAAGGTCTTTTATATAAGCCCACCGTTCTATGTGTTTATCATAATATATTGGGGATTGTAAACGGTTTTCTACCCAACTTTTATCTCGAACCAACTTATAAGAATTATGGTCTTTCCATTTAAAGATATATCTATCTTTTCCGTTAGGAATTTCCGTGGCTGTATGCCAAATCTTTATTGTTTCCATATTTCCATTCAATTTTAAATTAGTCTCGGAATAAGGATTCGAACCTATATTCACACCGTGCATTTACAGGCTGCTCACACGATTAACTATTCTAACATTTTAACATTTATGGCTGTCAATCCTACAACGGAAAACTTTGCAACCTACCGTCCCGTGACGGATGAATTATTCCGAGTTATAAAATGCCCTACCGCCGTAGGGCTTACGAACTAAAAACTTTATTTTATACCAATTATAGAAGAACGTCTCACGACGTGACAGAAAAAACAAATTGTTTTACAATATATGATTGTCTAAAAAATCCACCATAGCCAAATTCTGTGAAAGAATCATTGGCTGGTCGAGCGTTGCCGACTTGTACATGTCCGTAGCGGCATTGTAGAAATCCCACGCTGTCACCTTGCCTTTGCTATTATATGCAAGCATCATCTTTTCTGTTATACGCCCTATTTGTGCTTGGTTGAGCGGTATAGTGTTGTTGTTGCGTATGCATTTGTGCTTTGTCTCCGAAGCTACGCGTAATGATGTAAGCATACCTATGATTGTGAACATTTCTTGTGCGCTAATCTCGCGACGTTTCATTTTCTCAATTCGTTCATCGTCGCTTTCTGCGATACCTCGCAGATTATCGAGCCAACTCGCCACCTTATCAAGCATTTCGCTAATGGAAATGCCGGGAGTCTTACCATCTTTATACGTAGCAGCATATTGCTCACGGTTGAGCATTGTCTGGTTATGACATATCACCACATTGCGTCCGATACCAACTTGCAAACCTTTCTGATGATACGAGATAGCAAGATTTGTTGTTATGGCATCATCACCCTCACCTTTATCAAGGTCGTATAAGCGAATATTGCAATACACGCGTCGTAAGATATGTGCTTCTATGGCACGTTCTCCAAACTTTTCTTCCTTCTGTGGAAGACGACTCACACCAGGTGCTCTTCGGTCTTTGTTGTTGGCAGCGAACAAATCCCATATCTCGGCACGATAGCCACGTTCGGCGCACATTTCCTGTATCTGCTGTATAAGCTGAAAATGATAAATTCCCAGCAACGGATTTCCGTTGTAGTCGTTTTCTTTCTCCGTGCGTGCGAGCTGTTCAAGCGTCAGCGTCTGAACCTTGCTTATGTCGAAGTCGAGGAACTGACGGTCGTTACCACCTGCTACTTCAATCTCTGTTGTAGAATCAGCGACCAAGTTGTTAGATGTTGCTACATTCATTGTTGAATACATTGTTGTTTCCATTTTAATTTGTTGTTACGTTAAACTTGTTTATGATTAAAGTGTTTCCACGTTTTCTGTGTGAAAGAACTCCTCGTCCACTTGCGTGTACATTGGAAGCATTGTTTTGCCGTACAGCCACTTTGGCATGACACACTCATTTAAATCTTCCGACACATTGCTTGGCTTCACGATGATTTTGTTTTCCGGAACCCAAACTTTCTGATTTTGTCCCTCTCCAAAAGAGAACATTTGCGCTTTTGGTGTTTTGATATCCATCATTGCCTTCGGGCAACGAAAACGCACCATTGTTGTTGTAATCTCCATTGTTGTATCTTTTGTTTTTATTAATAAAATATCCACATAGCCACGTACATAACCACTATGATTGCGCAAGAACACACTATAGTAATCTTGGCTTCTTTTACTTGTTCTTTATCCCAATTGTGTGGGTCCATGTAATCTATCATATTCATTTGTTTTTTGTGAGCAAGGTTGTTACACCTTTTTTTACTTAGAACAAATTACACGTTCTTTATTATTCTCAATTACTGACAGGTAGCCTTTTGCGAGTTGCGGTGCCTGTTAACTCATTGTAAACACTGTAAAATTTGTTATTCATAACTGTATCTCCTTTTAAATTGTTTATTAGTTTTCATATCGCAAAATTAATATTTTATCTTTAGACAGCAAAATATTTCTTAGTTTATTTCTCTGTTTTAATAAATTTTAATATTAGAAATAGCATCTATGCTAATATTTATATTAATTTTGTGGCATCAAAAATATCTGAAGAAAAATGAACGAATTTCCCAATCCAAAAGGAACAGGGTTAAATATAATATATGCCTCTCATTGCACACTTCTTCAGATATAGTGCAACGAGAGGCTATTTTTTGTACGTATGGTAAAAAAGTTAAGATACAGCATCGCAAACAGCCTTTTCAGAGACAAGCAATCTCTGAAAGCTATTGCGTTTGTACTTTTCTTTTATCATAAATACAGTCAAAACGTCCTGAAAAAATGGACATATAACAAATTGTCAAATATAACGGGCATACATGCGTACACAATAAAGAAACGCATTGCGACATTACATAGGCTCGGATATGTTGATTTCGAAGGATCGTCGCTTATTTTTCGCTCGGTCGTTTCAAAACACATCGAACGAAACATTAATATCACAGATATTTGTTATGATACACTTAAAGATGTAGAAAAATCATTATACGCCATTCTTTTGTGCATAATTCAATCCCGCAAGGACTTTTGTAGACGTACCATTCTACAGGCTCGCGAGTCAAGACGCGCTAATGTTGTCAAAAAGGCTCGCACCCTTAAAAGGAGGTATGGCTATGGGGAGACCTATTGTGAGAAGGGGTTATCGTACAAAAGAATTGCGCGAAAATTTGGAGTTTCGTTAAAAACAGCATTTGAATATGTGAAATATGCGGTAGAAAAAGGCTTTGTTGCTTTACAGAGCCACTTTTTTTCTACTTTTATGCATGGAGTGAACAGATATCCTGTTCCTGGTTTCAGATTCACTACTCGTAACTATGCTTACAACGTTGCAGCTAATACATACTCCATTACAAGTAATATATTCTCTTTAATGATTCCTCGCACTTCACACGGGGCGCATAATGCATGGTTATATTAGATTATAAAAAGTGTAGACTATATGAAAAATTCAACAAAACTCGAAAAAGTAAAGAAATGGCTTGATGAAAACGGCATCAAGTGGAAAGCTCGTCGTCGTCATCGTAATGGACATAGCGACTGTTTCGTCATTGACACGAAGGTCTCCATTAAAATCGAGGGTGCAGATGATGATATTTTTTATCGCCGTCACAAGCGTGGCTATCATCCTGTGTTTATACGCAAAGCGGACACGCCAAAATTCGTTATTGAAAAGGTCGCAAACACCATACGCGACGCTATGATTAAACAGCAATACTATTATTTAAAGCAGCAAAGAAAAAAGGAGGCGTTGAAGAATGAGCAAAAACGAAAATAAAGAATACTATTGTGGAGAATGCCCTCTGTTTAAATATGAAGACATAGATGGCTTAGGATTTTGCGCAGCGCAAAAAGGTTGGATGCATTGTGACGATATATGCGCGTTTTGGACAGGTCCTATGGATAATGACGAAGTATTGCGCATTCTACATTATGCACAGAAATGGCGGCGAGGTGCTAACACAAAAATGCTTTCACCAACATTGCTTGGCTTAGCTATTGACAACGCTATGCGCATTATCCGTAATCTTAAAAAGAACAATCAATAAAAATACAAGTTATGATAACAAACCAGATAATGAAGCGGCAACTTGACACATTTGTCGTACAACAGAGAATCATCGACGGTTTTTTTAACTTGACGGACCTGTTGAATAATTGGAATGCTTTTAATGGCACGAAAAAGGAGCTGTTTGAAATGGAACGACAAATAGCAATGCTCATAAACGATGGCTTTTTGAAAAACAAAGAACAGGTAATTCAATATCTCCGCAAGAAATACACTGAGAAGTACGTGCCTAAATGCCTAAGACAATGAAGCCAAGCAAAGCATTGATTAATCGGATGCGCCAAGACCTTATGTCGAAGACAAGCGACGCAGAAAAAGCAGCGATACATAACTGTGAGCTACTTGGATATAAAGTCATAAGACAGCAGCCTATAACAACTGGACGCAAGCTGTATTTTGCGGACATATATTTACCCGAGCTGAAGGTAATTGTGGAAATTGACGGCGCTTACCATTATAGTAGCAAACAAAAGCGTAGAGACAACAACCGCTCCGCAGGAATTTGGCGCATGGGCTATCACGTTGTAAGACTAAGCAACCACGATGCTCGCAACATAAACAAAGTAAAGGCGAAAATTGAACTCATAAAAAACAAACTCAATGAAAAATAGGAAGATAAGAAACAAAGACAACGTAAGGTCATTGCGTCCAGATCCTCGTCATTGGACACGGAAACAGCACAGCAATTCGTGGAAAGCAAAAGTAGCCTACGAAAGCGAAGAAACGGCGGCAGATTTTCTTGAGCAGAATCCTAAGCTGAAAGCATTAGGTTATAAAATATACCTTTGTCCTATCTGTTCTAAATGGCATTGCGGACATTTGAAATAAACTATTATGGAAAGATTAAAATACACTATTGAGTTGGCTGACAATGGAGTGGTAGTGCGAGGCGACGACACATCGTTGGAAGTGACCGAACAAAAAAGAAATGAAGACGCTCGTGTTTACGTTGACAGAGCATTGTCTAAAATTATGGTTATTGTGCGCGATATGCTCTTAGACCCACAAGCGTTTAATCTAAAAAACAAAGATGAATTCAAAATTAAAATAGAAGTATACTAAATGGAACAGATTAAAATTGAATTGTGTGGTGGCAAAATGCCCGAAAAAGCACACGCAACAGATGCAGCTTTTGACGTCTTTACAAGAGAAGACGTAGAACTTGTCCCTTATTTGCGAACGGCAATACCTCTCGGCTTTAAAATACAGCTACCGCCGCACCTCGCTGCTGTGATACAACCACGAAGCGGAATGTCGTTGAAAGGCATGGCTTGCAAGGTGAGAACAGAAAATGGAAGCATTGATGCTCGAATTGATGCGGACGTGCTTGTCGGTCTTGTTGACTGTGGTTATACCGGTGAAGTGTGCGCCCTTTTACGTGTCGGCTGTGGTTCAACGCCTGAGCTGTGTAGCAGAGGTAATCATGGCGTTTTTATTCCTGCTGGCACGAAGATAGCTCAAATGCGCATTGTTCAAGTTCCCAACGTAACATTAGAAGTTGGTACAATAGACAAAGATACGGAACGAGGCGAACACGGATTTAATTCTACTGGAACGAAATAAAAAGCGACAAACATGAACGAGATAAAAATATTTGAAAATCCTGCGTTCGGAAAGATTAGAACAGCAGGGACGAGTGAAGAGCCATTGTTTTGCTTGGCAGACATTTGTCGAGTATTAGGAATAAACAACGCCACAGACGCTAAGAAACGCCTAAAAGAAGATGGGGTAGATTCAATCGAGGTCATAGATTCTATGGGGCGCACACAAAGAGCACACTTTATCAACGAGCAGAACCTCTATCGTTTAATTATGCGCTCCGACAAGCCTATCGCAGAGCCTTTCCAAGATTGGGTGTGTGGCGATGTATTACCCTCAATCCGCAAAACAGGAAAGTATGGACTGCCACAGACATTTGCCGAAGCTCTGCGCCTCGCGGCTGAACAACAAGAAAAAATCGAGCGACAGCAAAAGGCGTTGCAAGAATCAGCGCATGAAATCATTGTTTTAAATGGCGTGGTCATGCAAATGAAGCCTAAGGTCACATTTGCCGATGCTATTGTTGGAAGCAAGGCAAGCTGTCTTGTTGGGGAACTTGCAAAAGTTCTTACACAGAATGGCATTACAATAGGTCAGAACAAGTTGTTTGAATGGTTGCGGAACAATGGCTATCTTGGCAAGAAAGGCGAACGGTACAATATCCCCAACCAACAATATGTCGAGCAAGGACTTTTCGAGATAAAGAAGGGTGTGCGTAGCGGAAATGATGGCGTTATGCATACAACAATCACAACAAAGGTGACTGGCAAGGGACAGTGTTATTTTATCAACAAATTCAAAAACATCTCTGCCGTAAAATAGATACTATCATTCTCCAAGAAAACTTGCACACCCAAGAAATCATCTAAAAATGTCTTAAATACTAATATTTCTATTAGTTTATTTTGACATTTCAGATAATATTATTAATTTTGCGGTGTTAAAATTAATAGACAATTAAAAATAGGAGATACAACAATGAACACAATTATCAATAGAATGTGCATCTTTCACAGAAGCTTGCTTCTTACGAGGCTATAACAAGATAGTACTTATGTTGTATCTCTTCGGTGGTGATTGCTTAGGCGGTCGCTCCCGATTCTAAAGAATTTGGAGAATATGGAAGAAATAATCAAAATTACAGAGTATAACGGCAAACGTGCCGTCAATGCGAGAGAGTTACATCAGTTCTTGGAGAGCAAGCAGCAGTTTGCAAACTGGATTCAGAACCGTATCGAGAAGTATGGATTCGTTGAGAACCAAGACTTTTGCTCATTTAATAAAGTTATTAAACGAGAAACTGGTGCTACAACAATAACTGAATATGCCCTTTCCGTTGATATGGCAAAGGAGCTTTCTATGGTAGAAAACAACGAGAAAGGTCGCTTGGCTCGCAAATACTTTATCGAGTGCGAAAAGATAGCAAGAGAGGCGGTTGTGGCTTCTTATCAGATAGAAGACCCCATTAAGCGTGCCGAACGTTGGATTGAAGAGCAGAAGGAAAAGAAGGCACTCGAAGCAAAGAACCTTGAAATGCTACCAAAGGCACATTACTTCGACGAGCTTGTGGAACGCTCCCTGCTTACTGGTTTCCGTGATACCGCAAAGGAACTTGGCTTAAAGCAGTCTGAGTTCATCAAAATTCTTATTGATAAGGGGTACATCTACCGTACACCGAAAGGCGAGCTTCGCCCAATGGCACAATACACCAACGACCTCTTCGAGATTAAGGACTTCAAAAGCATCAATAGCAGCCACGCAGGTGTAAGGACGTGGATAACCGTCAAAGGGAAAAAGGTCTTTCAGTTGTTGTTCGGTAGGAAATAAGCTATTAGAAGCAATTATAAATATTAGTTTTCTTTTAGTTTTGTAAACCCAAACTAATAAAACGCTAATAATAAAAGATTTATACAAAAATATCTCAAAAAAATTTTGTACATCACAGAAGATTTTATAATTTTGTGGTGTTCAAAAATATATATCGGTAGAAGCTGTAAGCTCTACCACACAAGGTAGGGCATTTTTTATGCTCGACATTTAACATATGAAAATATAGGCGTATTGCCCCTTGCATATACTATAATGGTGTATGCGTGCTTTTCCGATATATAGCATTGAACAAAGGGTAGCAGTACGCCCTTTATGTGCCTGCTTAGTTAAACGTTCAAAAATAATATCGGAATGAACGAAGTAAAAATTATCAACAAATCAAATCTTCTTGATAAGGAGATTGATGTATGGGGCTCAGTCGAACGTCCATTGTTTCGAGCAAAAGATGTTGTTGATTGGCTTAAAGCAAAAAATGTCTCGATGGTCATAGACCGTGTAGATGAAGAAGAACGACTTAAGTTAAACTTAGGTCGAAACGGTGGTGATACATGGTTCTTAACAGAAGACGGACTGTACGAACTTCTTATGCAATCACGCAAACCTATCGCCAAGCAGTTCAAGAAAGGTGTAAAGAAAATCCTTCACGAAATCCGCACCAAAGGCGGCTACATTGCTACAAACGAAAATGACAGCGACGAGGATATTATGGCTCGTGCCTACGTTATCGCCCAGAGAACACTTGCACGACGTGAGGAACGTATCAGACAGCTTGAGACACAAACCGAACAGCAAGCAGAAACAATAAACTTGCAAAAGAAGGAATTGACCGTAGCCGCACCTAAAGCTGAATACTACGACAAAACACTTGCGTCAACAACTTGCATAACAACAACGCAAGTTGCCGACGACTTGCACATTACGGCACGCACACTCAACGCAAAGCTAAAGGATATAGGCATAATTTACTCACAATCGGGACAATGGCATTTAAAGATGCCTTATAAAAGTTGGAACTTGGCAGGTACACGCACCTACAACTATCAGTCAAGCAATGGTGAAATATCAACCAGTACAACCCTTGTATGGAATCAGCGTGGCAAACGCTTTATTATTGCGCTTTACAACAACGATTTTAATGTAAAGCGAGCCATTGCTGAATTAGCAGGAGACAACAAAAACAAGTAACACGAACCATTTAAATCAGAGTAAATTATGAACGACAATAAATCAACAAATAACAGCGAGGTAGTATTCACAGTGAGCAACACAACCTCGGACATGCTTTGTCTTCTCCGGGATTGCATGAAATTGCAAGAGCGGGCCATAAGCCTGTTTGAAGACAAAGAAGAAGGAGAAAACGTGATTAATGCAACAATTGCGACTGTTCGTGCGCTCCGTGACGCTATAGCTGTCAACATAGAGCAAAACATTGAAAACTTGGATAACGCTACGATATAAACAGGCTTGTAGAAGCTTGTAAATAACAAATTATCACGGGTTACAACGCTAACAAACGCGCTGTGACCCGTTTTATTTTGCGTCTGTTGCAATATCTTTACGCTGATATAAACTTATATATCAGCATGTGAAAACGCCAAGCAAGCCAAAGAAAAACACGCTAAATCAAAATTGTTTACACAGCCTTTTTAATTTTCTTTACGCGCATTTGTTTATAATGTAATTTTGTTGTCAGATAAAATTATCCATTAACGTTTAAATAGAATTACACTATGGCAATAAAAGAAAAAGTGCTTGCTTCTTGCAAAACGTCATTCGCGAAGTACGGTTTGAAGAAGGATGAACTTTCAAAGCTGGTAGACCAGATTATCGCAGGTCGTGGCCTAACAGATGAGTCAACAGACGAGGACGTTACCAAAGCAATCACAGCAGTCGAACCTTATGTCGGCATGATGCAATCGGCATTCAAACGTGCAGTCACTGAGACAGAAACAAAGTACAAAGGTTGGGTTAAACCTACTGACCCTCCAGTACCACCCACACCTCCAACACCTCCGACAGATGCACCACTTACAGCGGATGCCGTGGCGAAGATGATTGCCGAATCTAATGCAAACCAACAGAAAGCTATCTCAGACGCTGTTGCCGCTGCTCTTGCACCATACAAAGAACGAGAGGAAAAGGCAAGATTGTCCGCTTTGCTGCAAAGCAACGAAAAGCTCAAGGACGTTCCCGAAATATTCCGTTCACGTTACACGCTCGACAAAGAAGAAAACCTTGACAATGTCGTTGAGCAGATTACAAACGATTACACCGCGTTGAAGCAGTCTTTGGTTGCAAGCGGCACATTCGTAACAGCTCCGACAACAAGTACACCTCAGACCGAGCAGCAGGATTTTATCAAGCGCATGGAGGGTTTTGCCGAGCGCAATGCTCCTAATCCCGATGGTGCTGCAAAGTAAATCAAAGTAAAATTTAAAAATTAGTAAAGTATGGCTTATAAAGGAATGTACCTCAAAAAGAGTGTGCCTACCGACATCAAGGAAGGTTCTTGGTGGGAAGAGCAGTGCGTCGTAAGACAGGGCGGCTATGACCTTGACCAAAGCAATCTTCCAGCCGAACTCAAATGGCTACCCAAGGGCACTGTTGTCAAGCTTGGCACGGGTGGTAAGGCTGTGGCTGTAAAGAGTGCAAAAGTTACGGAAAAAGCGGATGCTGCCACAAAGACAGTGAAACTCGCACCCGGTTCTCTCTTTAAAGAGGGTGACACCATTGGCGGTAAGAAAATCTCTTCTATCGCAAGAAGCGCGACACTCGACACCGTGACGCTTTCAGCAGGACTCGAAGCTGCAATCAATGCAGACGATATTGTTACTGACTACAACAAGGATTCGGACGTGCTCCTTGGCTTTACCTACGCAACAAAGGAGCTTGACAAGGACGCTTCACAACAGGTTGAGCCTACGCTCCGAGTTATGGAGGTCGAGGAAGCATCACTACCCTATCCTGTCAACGCAGACATCAAGGCTGGTTTGAACGCCAATGGTATCGCATTGTTTAAGATTCAGTAACAAGCAGGTATTATTAATAGGATAACAATAACAAAAAATATAGAAAAGGTATGAATAGTATTCTCAAACAGCTATTAGACCCGAAGTCTTTTCAGACCTATATTGACAATAACATGAAGACCTCGACATACAAGGCTTTGTGGAAAAACGAGATTAAGCAGGTGGACTATTGCGCAGCTAAGGTTTATCAGGCTAATCTTGCGGAGTACACTGCTGCTATGGTCGGTTCTGTTATCGCCAAGAATGCTGCGAAACCGGTACACCACATGCCCGATTTCGGTCAGTTGACAGGTTCTATCGGTCGCATGGGTGACGAGTGGGAGCTTGACAACGAATATCTTGACCAGATGCATCAGCTCGAAGGTCGTTATCGTGATGTGGCTGGACGTAACTATACACAGGCGCAGCTCAATGCCCAGTACGATAAGCTTATCAAATATTCTTTCCGTCCATTCGAACGTGCTGTCATTGCGCCTCACAAGCGTCTTGACATGCTTTACTACGAGGGACTCTACACGGGCAAGCAGACTGTCTCTCGTACCAACAACGCAAAGGCAAATGTGTCTTACACCTTTGATCTCGGCATTAAGCAGCTAACTGTTTCTACGAATTGGGGAGACGAAAATGCGACTCCAATTGCCGACATTAAGATGCTTAAGGACGAGGCGAAGAAGAAGGGTCGCAAGATTCAGAAGCTTCGTATGTCCGAAAACACATTCTACAAGATGTGCAAGGCAAAGGAAATCAAGGACACGTTCAAGCTTAACCTCGGTACTGTACAGTTAAATCCTGCCGTGCCGATGCTTACGGTAGACCAGATAAACACTTATCTGCGTTCCGTTCTGCTGCCTGTAATACAGATTGATGAAGACCAGTTTGTAACCCTCGCCGACGGCTCTACTGTCAACCTTATCGTTGATGACCGAGTAATCGCACAGTGTGCTGATAATGTTGCTGTGATGAAGATTTCAGACCCCTTGGAGCTAAAGGATCCAATTCCTAACGTCTCATATTCTTCTCACGACGACAATCTCGTAGGCTACTGGCGTGACAATACAGGCTATCATGTCAACTACGATATGTGGGCACAGCCCGTTTTTAACGGCTTGAACGACCTCTATATTCTTAAGACGACCAAGTAAAGGTGGTCTTGGAAATCTCTAAATGTAGTAAGTTGTAACATTAAGACAAGGACAGCATGACAATCTCAGAAGCTATCGCAAGCGAAATTCAGCCCTTCTCTACTTCTGATGAAGCAATAGAGAAGATGTTTATCGACACAGCCGATAAATACACCATCACAGCAAGTGTTGATGATGCATATTCTGTGTCTGTAAAAAAGCCCGTAGCCTATGCTGCAATGCGTATTCTTTACAAGATGCGTGTGCTTTCAAGCGAGAATGTGGGTGGCATATCACAAGGCTACAAAGCTAAGAATAGCTTGATTGACGATATGATTAAGTCTATTGCCAAGGATGCCGGATTGGATGCTGACCTTGTGCTTAATAGTGATTCGGATGATTATTGGTTGAGAAGTTCTAAAGTGTGGTAAGGAGGGGAAAGCATGAATTTTGAGGACAAGATGCAAATTCAGCTTAAAATCTATAATGTTGGGTATGTACAAATAGGTGACCAATTCTACGATATGGACGATAATGGTAATCCAAATTTTGACATGCTCAACGAGAATGCTGGCAGCGGCTATGACGAGGATGGAAATCCTATTGAGGCAGCTGCAACGCGTTTTTATGATTTTGGCAAGTGTATTATACTCCCAAACACAAGCGCAAGGTTGATAACATTGGCAGATGGTTCGCAATATGCTTACTCGTATGAGGTGATAACTCCTCTGTCAAAGGCAAAATACAAGATGCTGCCTCGCGAAGGCGATAAGGTATTCATAACCAAGAAAGACGGTACTATCAACAAAGAATTGGAAGTAAAAGGATTTGTGACATTCAAACGTCGCTATCTTAAATTATGGTTGTAAAACTTATATGCAAAACGTATGATGTTAGGGGATGACGCTGTAAGTGCGATGTACAGGCTTTTAAGGAAGGAGAGCAAAAATATCGGCATAAATGAGCTTGGGATTTTTAAATACGAAATTCCCAAAAAATCAAGCTTAAATGAATATGTCGTTATTAACCATCTGCCTTTTGTTCAGCAAGATACAATAAACGAGGGCGTTGTAAATGTAAATATACACGTTAAGAGAACAGCCAGTGACGAACCAAACACACGAAGGTTGAAAACCATAGCAAAGAACATCCTCGTATTTTTTAAAGATAACACATATCTTGATGGCGCGTATTTTGAATTTTATTCTGATTCGCGACCTACACCCGATAACGATAACACTTATTACATTAATTTAAAATTCAACGTAACGTATAACAATTTAAAAGACTAAGATATGGCAAAAAATGGAAAAAACGGTGTGTATGGCATAGACGAATTTGCCATTGCCGATCCTGCGGCAAATGGTGCTTATCCTACCAAATTCCCGTTTAAGTTCAGAGCTATCGTTTCCGGTTCGTTGACGTTTAATGACAGCGCACCATCCACCAATGACGTGGAGGTTGAGGATTCGGAAGACCCATATGCAGTGCTTCCTTCGTCAGCGGCAACAAAAGGCTTTACTGCACAGACTTACGACTTGTCACCTGAGGTATTCAAAGCGATTCTTGGCTATACTTCCACCGACAATAAATGGAATAACGAGCAACCAACTGAGACAGAATGTTACAAAGCTGTACAAATCAAAACCAAGGTGCTCGACGATATTCCGGCAAAGGTGTTTCAGTGGTCAAAGATGAAGCTTACCGTCACTCGCTCAGGTTCTATCGGCAAGACAGGATTGCCCAACCTTAATATTGAGTTCCGTCAGATGGCTGTGTTTGACGCAGAAGGCAACAAGGTTAGTGGACATCGTTGGGCAATGCTCGAAGACGTTAAAACCGAAATAGACAAAGAAACCGGTGACGTTTAATGATACGGATTTCTTTATTTAATACAAGCGGTGAGGTAAGGGCATAACCCAAGCCGCACCGCTTTTTAATTTTTATAGCTATGAAAACAGCAGACAAAAAACGTACGGCAGAAACCTTAAAGGAAAAGCCTGTAAAAATAAAAGTTGGTTGGCTTAGTTTTAAAATAAAGCCTCTTACACTTATGCAGATATATGAAATGTCGGTTTTTGCTAACGATATAAAGAAGCCCTCGTGGAAAGATAACGACAAGGTAAATATCATTGGTGAAATTATTGCACATGGCAACGATGCACGTCTTATGTGCGAGGTTTTTATTGTGTGTGCTTTTCGCAAGGCTTGGAAACGACACCTGTTTGGACGTTATATACGTAAGCATCTTGACATCTATGCATTTAATGAACTTGTGAAATTTATTGGCCTGTCTTTTAACGCAAATTTTTTCTTAACCTCTATAACTTTCCTCACCCAAGCAATAGTGATGACGGAGCCACAAACGATTCCCCCTGGGCAGCAGTCGGAACAGTGATGAAATATTTCCGTATGAGTTACGAGGAGGTCGTATTTAATCGCTCATACTTAAACATTATGCTTCTTAATCGTTCTATTCCGACATGGGATAAAGACAAAGGCAGCAATAGTGTTAACACTAACACAGTCAACACAACTAACCGTCAATCAATTAACAAGTCAGTACACGCCTCAGACTTTTTTATGGATATGATGGGATAATATAAATACAATATGGCAGCAGACGAAATACTTGGCATAAGTGGACAGTTGGATATTACTGACATTCAGCAGTCTTTTGATAAGTTGATAAATGACCTGAATTTACTTGGAGTAAAGACGGATGAAGTTAGCTCTAAGATGACTAAGGCATTGAATGAAATTGCTCAAAGTTCGGCTTCTGATAGCGAGAAGACAAAGCAATCCGTGCAGACCTTAAAGCAAGGTATCGATGAAATTAACAAATCACTTGCCGATACGCCCGAAACATTAAAGAAACTTGCATCGGAGGCTCAGACTGCGGAAGCAACCATCGATAAGCTTAAAAAAAGATTATCAGAAACAACCGAAGGTTCTCAGAAATGGAATGAGATTAATGAGCAGTTAAAATCTCAGCAGAGCTTAGTAGAGAAACTTAACGACGAATATTTATCAATGTTGGGTACATTCGGCAGTACTCAGCAGTATGTTGGTACTCTCAATGCTGCTATTGATGCCCTGAATGCCGGTCGGTCTATATCAACGGTAGCAACTGGCGCAAATGCGACTGTTCACGCTGGAGCGGCAGCAGCCGTAGGTACTGAAAGCGTGGCACACGGTGCAAATGCAGAAAAGATAGGAGAAGAAACACAGGCTGTAAAAGACAGCACGCAAGCGTATCAAAAAGCAGCCGAAGCAAGCCAACAGCGAGCCGAAACAGCAAACGCCGAGGCAGCGGCACTTGACAAGCTGACGGAGCGTGTCTTGCAAGGCAAAATTAGCGAAAACGAATATATAAAAGCAAAGGAGAGCGCCGAAGAACGTTATCGTCAGTTAATGGACGAGCAGACGAATTTGCTTGAAAAGGAGAAAAAAGCAAGAGAAGAGGCATCTACTTTTAAGGTCGTTGACGGCAATATTGTCGATAGCAACAACGCTCTAAACGCACAAGCAGCCGATGCACTTTTAGAACGTGCTAACAAGCTGAAGAACGAAGCAAATGAAATTGCAAGCAGTTTGCAGCGACTTTCAGAAGCGTACACATCTACAGCACAAAAAGCAGAAACAGAACAAAAGCGAGAAACTGAAAGCACAAACAAAACGCTTGATGCGATACGAGCCAAAGAAGACGAGCTAAAGAAACTCAACGAGCAGTTGGAGCAAATGGAGGCACACCATGCTAACGGTTGGGGAGGCGATTTTATTACATCAATGCGTAAGGGCGAAAATCCATTTGCAACCATTAAAGAGTATTTCGCAGAGAGTGACGCAATCAAGGAGAAGCAACAGCAAATTGCCGAAGTTACGGCAGAGTTGGGAAAATTACGCACAGCGTCTGAGGAAGTAAAAACATCCACAGCTGACATATGGAGTGGAATGTCAAAAGAAGACATTCACACAATCATACAGGAAGACATAAACCAACTGAAAATACTTAAAAGCGAGTATTCCGAAATTGTGCAGACTTATGGCAAGAACAGTGACAAAGCGGAAGAAAACAAGCGAAAGCAAGAGGAAATAACACGAGAAATAATACAAGGCAAGGATAAATTGCGCGAAATGGGTACGTCCTATGAAGATGTAGCCAAAACGGCAAAGAAGACTGCTGAAAACACAAAAAAAATTGGTGAAAATGCCCAAAAGTCAGGAAAGGATATAACTGGGTTATTTGGCAAGGCACAAGGCGCATTTTCTAACCTGAGTAATGGTAATTTCTCCGGACTTTTAGGTATGGTCGGCAAGGCTGGCATATATGGTGCAGTCGCTGTCGCTATTGGCAAATCTGTGCAATGGTTATCACAACAGGCAGAATCACTGCGTGTGGCTATGGCGCCATTGAAGACATATCTGGATGAAGGTACACTGGAGGAATTACGCCGTCAGTTTGTCGAAATTGAATACTCAAGTAGTCACAGTGCCGAAGAAATGGCGGCAGCTGGAACACGTTGGGTAAAATACTTTGAAGGTTTGCGAGACAATGCACACGCAATAGCAGAGGTTACAAAAAATTCAAACGATTTAGCAACCGTACTTGGCACTACCTCAGACAAAGCAGCCGAATATCAACTAAAAATCGCCGGAGCATATCATCAGTCGGCACTTGAAGCAACACACAACAACGCAATAATAATAAATGCGTCTAAACAATCAACGGCGACGTATGAAGAAATGGCGCAAGCACTTGCTTCTTCAGCTAACAGAGCGCAAAACGCTGGTATCTCATTAAAGGAGCTTGCTGCGGCAGCGGCTTATGGCAAAAGAACGTTTGGAAGCGCAAGCGAGGCCGCATCCTCTTATGTTATGATGATGCAATACCTAAGCAGACAAAGCAAGAATGAATTTAATCCTGCCGTTGTCGGCGCAACAAAAGCACTGGAGAATCTTCACAAGGCTGGCAAAATGAACGAAACATTAACAAGCCTTATCCATGGCCGTCAAGCGTCACTTGCAAAAGTATTCGTCCAAAATGCCGACGCTATCTCAAAAATGAAAGATGGCTTGGACAATCAAGCAAGTGCAGCGGCAACCGTGGCAGCAGCTGAAAGCAAGATGGTAAACGTGGAGAAACGGTTGCAAAATGCCAAAAAGGCACTGGCGCATGAGGTAAACGCAAATTTAACTCCTGCGTATGCCTCGTTTGTTGAATACTGTACATACTTTGTGAAAACAATAGGACAGGTTACGAATGCTATAAAAAAGGGTATAAAACCTGTTGTAGATTATATTGCAAGTAGTATAGCCTCACTGGACAAAAAATTAGGAAATAGTCGGTTTTCTGCATTGTTAGGAAAAGGTTTGAAGGGTATAAGTTATATCGCAAGCCCTTTGATGGCGATGACTACAGAAAACATGATGAATGATAAAAAACGAAAATCACGGCAAGAACATCTAAAGCAAATATATAATGAAGAATTAAAAAAAGCGGGCGAGCAATCGCCTGGCAAAGCTTACTTAAAGGCGGCAAAGAGAATCGCCAACAACGGCTTGATATCGAAAGAGGATAAAAAATACTTGCAGTCGTTAATGTCAGACACAAGAACGCTCGCCAATTCAAAGCCAACGGACCAAGGGCTTGCGATAGGTGAGCAAAATGCTATTAAGGACAAGAACGGACAAAACAAGCTAAAGCAATTGCAAGAACAGCAACGCAAATTCCGTGAAGAAGAGGCTAAACGAGAAGCAAAGGACCTTGCTGCAAGCGAAAAAACAAAATGGGACTTGTATGTGGCCGAAAAAGAAGCGGGCATTTCGCGACTTGAAAGCGCAAGTGAGAAAGAAGTGGCTCAACACAAACTCGATTACGAGAAACAGAAACACGCAATAGAGGAAGAGCAAAAGAGCCTTTTAAAAGCGAATATTGCAGCTGCTGAGCAAGCATATAACAAAAACCCAAAAAACAAGAATAGTGAGGGTTTCTATGCCAGTGGATTGGACAAAAAGGTAACACTCACAAGCGACCAGAAGGCACTTATTAACGCAAAATACGAAGCTTTGGAAGCACAGGAGAACGCTTACGATTTGGCACAATTAAAGAAGAAGACACAAAGCCTTTATGACTACTTGAAGGAATACGGCACCTTCAAGGAGCAACAGCTTGCAATCGCTAAAGAATATGATGAAAAGATAAGGGAGGCAGAAGCACAGGGTGACACCTACAAGGTAAAGACCTTGCAGGCGGAAAAAGCGAAGCAAGTCGGAACTGTTAAAGCTAACGAGATAGAAAGCAAAATTGACTATGCAAAGGTATTCGGCGAATTTGGCGTAATACTCGAAGACCAAATGACCGACATTTTGAAAACAATGAAGGATTTTTCAAAAACCGATACCTTCAAAGCAAAGCCACTCACAGAGCAAAAGGACTTTCTTTCCCGTATGAATGAGTTGTCCAATCAGTACGGCACAAGCAAATGGGAAGATATTAATTTCTCACAACTTGGCAAACTGATTGATGACTACAATCAGAAATTGGAGAAAAGAAATAAAGCAGAAGAAAAACTCAATGAGTCAAGTAAGAAGTTAGCAGAAGCACAAGAAGCCTATGAAAAGGCAATGAAGAGCGGCAATGAAATACAAATACTTGATGCAACTGGAAATCTCGATATTGCACAGAAAAAGAACGACAGCAACAGGCAAGCATTAGCAAATGCTGATGCCGACCTCGTCGGAGCACAAAGCAACGTTACCGACTCAGCACAGAAACTTAGCAGTACTTTGACCTCACTTGATGCACTTCTTCAGAATATGAAAAGCGGCTCAATTTCGAGTGTTTGGGACTCATTTGTGGATTTTGACAAAAAGGTTAATGGTGGTAAGGCGACACAGGCAGTTACGGACAATATAGGAAAACTGCTCGGCAAAGCATTTGAAGGTAAAACGGACTTGGTGTCCCAGATTATCGGAGCGGTTTTAAATTTGTTAGATGTAATTGCAGAACAAGGAATAGGCGGAATAGTTGGAGGATTAATTGACTCAGTGCTAAGTGCTGTAAATGGTTTGCTTGACAATATCTTGAGCGGAGACTTCCTTAAACAGATTGGAGGTTCACTTGTAAACGGAATAGGTGGTATTCTTGACACTATTACCGGTAGACTCGGATCTATTCTTTCCTTTGGTGCACTTTCTTCAAAGGGCATATCCTCATGGTTTACAAATTCAAATGCCGAGAAAGTTGAGAAAGCAATTAATAAACTATCAGACAGAAACGAGAGTTTGCAACAATCAATAGAGGACTTGAACGACACGATGAAAAATTCAAGTGGAGTAAAGTCAGTAGAAGCGTACAAAGAAGCTTACAAACTTCAAGAAGAGCAAAACGAGAACTATAAGAAGATTGCACAAAAGCAAGCTGGATATCACGGTGCTCATCACTCTTGGAATTATTATTGGAATGGTTTTTCAGATGACGAGACAGAACGAATAAAAAAGATTACAGGCAATAAGGAATTTAGCGGCAATCTCTGGGACTTAACACCCGAGGAAATGAAGAAACTCCGTGGTGGTGCGATTGACATCTGGGAAAAAATCAAAGACACAGGCAAGGGAGGTTATGGAGACAGACTTGCCAAAAAGTTGGATGATTATATCGACCAAGCCGATAAATTGCAAGACCTAACAGACCGCATAAACGAGAGCTTGACACAAATATCTTTTTCTTCCATGAGGGACGACTTTATCTCAAAGCTTATGGATATGCAAAGCACAGCAGAGGATTTTTCCGAAAACTTTGCTGAAATGATGCAAAAAGCGGTTCTACGATATGGTCTGGAAAACTTGATTAATACAGACCTTAAAGGATTGTATGAGAAATGGGGAAAGAAGATGCAAGAAGGACAGCTCTCAGAAGACGATATTAATAAATTTAAGGAAGAATATGACAAGATAGTTCAGAAAGGCATTGAAGAAAGAGATTATTGGGCACAGATTACGGGCTACGCCTCACAATCGCAGCAGACGGCAACAGCTAAGGGAATTGAAGCAATTACAGCAGACCAAGCAAGTAGTCTTGTTGGTATTGGTTATGCTATACAAAGTGCCGTTGAGCTGGGTAACGCAACACGTACACAAATAAGTGTTGACATAAGCGTTATGCGCAACTATGCGGAAACAGTGGCAACGAACATGTCCGAAATGAGAGATATTCAACATGAAGGACTTGGACAGTTGCAGCAGATAGTAAAAAACACTGCTCCTATAATCCTTATTCGCGAAGACATTGCAAGTATGTATAAAATTATGAAAGACAGGTATTAACATGAGAAATCAAGCTTTTATTAAATTAGTCAACGAGCAAGATGATGCTTATGTCGACATTGGCACGTTTGGAGTAACGCTTACAAGGGGATGGCGAGAAGCTTTGTTAACCCCTGCTCCAATGAAAAGTTATGTAACAAATGACAGTCGCTTAGAACATGGTACGGCCATTATAGCATCTGCAAAATATGCAAAGAAAGACAAACGCGATGTGAGTATTTCTTTTCTTCTTGAGGGCACAACAGAAAGTGACTATCTCGAAAAATATGAAAAGTTCTTATCCAAGATAGCCTATAATGGGGAGATTTGTCTAAAAGTACCATGTCTAAAACGTGTCTTCAAAGTTGTTTACACACAATGTTCCAAATATGGAGACTATGGATTGAAAAAAGGTAACTTTACACTCAGATTAACAGAAAACAACCCAAACGATAGAGAAACGTTATGATTAATATATACAACATAGACGGCAGTGTGCTGATGCAAGTGCCTGTAACAAAAGAAGCAAAACGAGAAGAGGAATTGTCAAAATCTGATTACATTTCTCTTTCGTTTAATGCTGCCGTCAAAGTTGTATTACCTGTTGGCGCATACATCGAATACACATATTACATTGACGATGTACGCACAGTTACTCGTCAGTTTCTTTTGCTTGAGCCATACGAGCCAACACAATCAAGCGAAATGTCGTGGAAGTACACGCCTGAATTTCAGCACCCAAAAATGGCGTTAAGTAAAAAAATATTCTACATAACGACTAAAAACTCTCAAAATGAGGTTATAAAGCAGACAAACTGGAGCTTCGTTGGTGTGCTGTCTACGTTGATGGGGAAAATATGTGATTTTCTTAATAACGACCTTAAATTTGGTAATTGCGGATGGAAAGCTCAGACAACAAATACATTGCCAAATGCAATAAATGTATCTTTTACAGACAATGACGTTTTGTCGGCATTAACATCTATTGCCAATGCCGTGGGTGAGAACTGTGAATATCATATTGATTACGACAACGAAATTATATATTTTGGCAAAGTTGTGATTGGTGATACGCCATTAAATTTAGTGGTTGGGGAAAATGTTGGTATACCGTCAATATCTGAGAGCAGAGAGAATTATTATAATGCTTTCACAGTTTTTGGCGGCACTCGCAATATAACACAAACAAACAGTAAAGGAGAAAATATCTCGTCCAGTGATATACGTCTGCAATTAAAAGCCGGAAATGGTTTTATTGCTGTTGACGGCAAAAACTACAACTACGACATAGATAGTTTCTCTACGATAGACCTTAGACAAAACAAACAAACAGAACCCTTATTTACCAAGGTGCTGAATTTTTCTGACGTTTTCCCTTCTTTGGATACATACGTGTATAATGTACGAGGACGAAAGAAATATGTATTAGACAGTACAACAAACCAAAAGATACCGCTTACGTACAATGCAGACGGTTCTGTTGCAACATACAAGACTTTTACTGTATGGTATATGCGACTTGCTTATTGTACAACGGAAAAAGTTAATGACAAGACACCGGTAAATACCACCAACGACAACGGTACAACGCATTATTGGTATGACTTTGAAGTTACCGATGATTTGATTATTGCCGAAAAAAAACTGTCATGCTCGTTTGAGCCAAACTTGAATGCAAATGCGTTGTCTACACCTTTAGCAGGACGTGGCACTAATGGGGAATACGTAGGTTTTGAACTTAATTATCATAAAAACAGTTCATCCAACCATGAATCCGATGATGTGTCAACAACTAAATTCAACATTCTTGCAGGAGATTACGAAATTATTTATCAACAAGATAACAATGTCATTGTACCAACGAATGCCGACGAGCAACTTATTCCGCATGGAGAATCATTGCCGTCGTTAAAGTGTAACATCACTGTATTGTATAATATAGCTATGTCTGACGTGTATAAAACAGATGCGCAAACAAGGTTATTAAACAAAGCAAAAGCAGAGATAATACGATTAATGTCCGATTTGAACAATTATACATTCAAATCCTACTCACAGGTTTTTGAACGTAAAAATCCACATCTGCAAATTGGACAAAACGTAATGTATAATGACGGACAAGGGTACAAACTTAACACGCGAATTTTAAAATTATTAACTAATATTGATTTTGATTTCATCCAAGAAATCACAATTGGTAATCAGACGATAAAAGGAACAATAACTCAGCTAAAAGAGGATGTACAATCAATTATTACGAATGGAAATAATGCAAGCAATGGATATACTGTTGCACAGATAAATGATATTATAGCCAAATATGGCTTACGATATTTTCTTTCCAAGCTCCATCCGGATATAGCGCAGAAGGTGATAACCTTTATGGAGGGCTTGAAACTGGGCAAAGAGGGGAAGATGGGACTGACGGGCGAAGGTGCGGCTACGCTGAGTACGGTTGTTGTGGACGAGGTGCGTGACCCTAAGAGCACCGAGCAAGACCGCGTGATTGTCGGTGCGCAAGGCTTTGACCTCTATATGGGCAAGGACGGCAAGAGCCACCTTTATATTGACTACCTGACGACGAGGACGAAATTCTTTGCTGCGAGTGCGGAGGTGAGAAAGGTGAGCTATTCGGGCGGCACTACACTCTTCTCAAACGCTGGCAGCAAGATAATGAAGGTGGCGCACGTACTGGATGATGCAGGAGTGACTGTCGGCTACAAGTGCTACGCTGCTGCTGATGACGGCACAACACGGACGGCTAACTGGTGGCATGTGGGCATGATGGCGCTGTGTCAGACCTTTAACGTGAAGGCAGGAGAATCAGAAAATCTTGCTAACAGATATTACTGGCGTCTTGTGGTGGGCACGGGGCAGGAGACGCTGGAGGACGGCAAGCTGTATGACTACGTGATACTGTCAAACAAAAGGACGTTCATGGGCAGCGAGGCTTGCGTGCCGGTGACATCACAAAAGGTGATAGGCGCTGACGGCAAGGCGTTAGTGTTCGGCGATGTGATGATACAGGTGACCACAACGGGCGAGAAGCAGAGCTTGGCGGCGGTGTTCGAGGAGCAGGAGGGCAAGACTACTGACGACGGCAACAACGTCATAGCAAACCGCATGTTCTTCGGCTACGAGCCAGCCGCAGACGGAGGAGAGCCTGACGTGCCGCAGCCCTACGACGTGATAGTACAGGCAGGAGACCAGATTCAGTGGAACCGCTTCGGAAACCTTATAAAGCTAACGACATCGACGGAGGACGGAAGCGACAACGGAAACGCTCCTGGCATTGCGATGTATCATGCGATGGGTGCGCCTTACAAGACGGGGGACACGGTGAATCCGTATCAATGGAAAACGCTGACTTCATTAGATTCCCCTCTCCTTGTGCTCAAGAATGCCAAGATCTTCAAGTTCTTCACCGATGACAACCCTGACAATATCATCGACCCTGTGACGGTGACGTACGACCTTTTGCCGTCTTCGGAATACATAATCCGCAGACCGAACTCTCAGACGGCGACACCGAACGACATTTCCTTCACGCTCCGCAAGCGCACGGGCAACGTGACTGAGGACATGAAGGACGGATATTTGCTGACGGCGGACTACACTACCACGGACGGCGCAAGCAAGAGCGGCGTGGCGATAAACCGCCTGTCTGACATCTGCGTGAGCTTCTACCTCCTCGCTTCGGTGACGGTACGGGCAACTGTCAAGGCGGACAACACCACCGTAACGCTGACACTTCCCATCCTCTCTGACGGCGCTAAGGGCGACACGGGCACAAGCTTTAAGGTGCTCGGCTACGCTCTTGCCCATGCCAAGACATACGCGGAGCTACAGCAGATAACGCCTACGGACGGCGGTCTGTATCTTGTGGACGACACAACGGGCATGGAAGGCGGCGGAAAGAAGCCCTGCGTGGTGCAGTGGAAGAACGGCAAGTATATCGTGTGTGACTCAAACGACGGCGACTCGTATAAGATAGGCGAAATACTCTGGACAAATACTGGAACCTACTGGCTTGACATCGGCAGCGTGAAGGGAGAGGGTGTGGTGATATCGGACATGAGCGTGACGTACGCCATCTCTGACAGCGCTACGGCGACACCTACGGAATGGCAGTCGGCCATCATCGCCGCCACCGACGCGAAACCCTATCTCTGGACGAGGACAACGGTGACCTACAAGGATTCGGAGGGAGAGCATACGACGGTGTCATACGCCATAGCCTACAAGGGCAAGGACGGCGACAAGGGAGACCCCGGAGCAAACGGCAAGGACGCTGTGGAGTTTATCTTGAAGAATGCGCCTCTTGTGTTCGACACAGACGAGAACGGCGTGGTATCGGCAAGTGTCAGCAAGACTGCCACAATACAAGTGATGCGTTCCGGTAAGAACATCACATCGGAGGTGAGAAATCTTTTCCCAAGCAACAGCAACATAGGATGCGGAAAACCGACGCTGACAAAGCAGAAGGACGGCATAGGCGTGACGATATCGGGGGCTTCGATAAACAAAGACAGCACGCTCGGTGTGAGTGTGACGAGCGGATACGTTATCGTGTATATGACTATCGGAGGTACGCTGTACTCTCAGCAGATACCCTTTATGGTGAACGTGGCGAAGTTTACGGGCGCTATATCGGCTGACAACAAGAAGCTGCGGACGGACTATACGGAGCTGACGAACCGTGTGGGCACTGTGGAGACGGACGTAAACGGCATCCCCATCAAGACGCAGGGAGAGCTGACGAAATACACCTCGACCATTGAGCAGACGGCCCGTGAAATATCGCTGAAGGTGAGCACTGCCGTCGTCGAGCGACGCAACCTTCTTCCCGGTTCTGCCTTCCGCAAGCAGAATGAGGGATGCGGCTTTATGAAGGCAAAGATTCTTTGCAGTCAGAAGTTTGAAGGTACAAATATAGCCTTGGCGGACAAACCACAGGCAGGAGGTCTCTGTTGGGGCGGTGGTTACTCGCGCAACATACACGTCACGAAAGGCAAACGATATACGCTGACGTTTATGGCGCGTGTTCTATCCGGTTCTGCTGATGTTTTGTGTGAGATACGATGGGAAAAATCCGCCACAGACGGTTCTCATCCTGCGGAATATGCCGGTCCTGCGGGTAGCGCAAATCTTGGTGTTGAAAAAATACAATCCGCGGAGGGTTGGCATCTTTATCAGCGTTCGTTCACCGTCCCCGCCAATGCCGCGTATGAATGGGTTGCGGTATGGTGTATTAAGAGCAACAGCTCAACAGCGAATCAGCAGGTCTGCTTTGCACTCCCCATACTCATAGAGGGCGACGCAAAGGATTATGTCTGCTGGGGCCTGTCGCCTGATGACTATAACTATATAGGCGGCAACCTACTTGACAACACACGCACGTTTACCAAAGGCGGCAATCTGACACGAATGGACGCTTCGGTGGTTAGCAATGTATCGTATAACAACGGCTGTTCCGTCATTTACGCTAACGCTGCGTCCAAGTTCATAGAGATGGCGCAGTGGAGTGTTGCTCCTTTTATCAAGAAAGACGAGGACTATATGTTTTCGTTCGTAGCGAAGGGTAGCGGTACTCTCAGTGTGTTCATGTGGAATGGCTCTAATCTAAGCATATTCGCCGAGGACAGCGAAAGCGCCACAACGGGGACCAGCAACGATGGTGCACGTAGATTCAATCTCACAAGCGACTGGAAGCGTTATTGGGTGCACTGGAGGTCTGAGGGCACAAGTACGCCTAACTACGTCCTTATCCGTTGTCTGCAAGGCAGCAAGGCGTGGGTGACAATTCCGAAGTTGGAGACAGGCGCAACTCCTACCGATTGGATAGAGGGCAAGAGTGGCTATGTGGAGGACAGTGGCTTGGCGGCGAAGATGCTGCGCACGGGCATCGACATTGAGAACGTCAAGATAACGGCTACGGCGGACACGTTTGAGGTGCAGGACAACAGCGGAAACGTGACGGCGAGGATAACGGAGGACGGATTCTTTGCGGGTTCGGTTTCTGCGACGAACGGCTATTTCGACGGTCTTGTCCGCAATCAGAAGCGTATCATCACAAAAGACAACTTTTTGGAGTATTTCGAGAAGGACGCTTATTCTGGTATGGACGATGCGTATAACCCAATCTGGGACAAGATAGGGTCGAATTTCGTCATACAGTCAACTCCCGAAGATGCGGACGGAGCTGCGGCGTACATACAGCTTGTTCTTCCGACGGCTTATCCCGTAACGCATCCTTACGAAGACGGACGCTATGAGCGGGCACGTGAGGTGGTGGGCAACACCATCATCATCCGCTGTGAGAACGAGCAGAGCATTGTGCTCTACGGAACGTCAAGGACAGCTCCGAGTAATGGCGATGCAATTAGCACCCCATACACCCTCAAGAGCGGCTACATAGCATATCTGACGTGCAAGCTGAAGAACGTGGGCAGCAGCTTGGAAGAGGAGGAATATGAGATGGTCTACTGGGAGAGAGCGGTGAGAAAGGCGCTGCCGTAATGAGCCTCGCTGAGGCTGCTTGCTCGGCTGGCGAATAATAAATAACAATTACTAATTAATAAATAATAAAGACGGATGAAGAACATTGTACGAGGCAATGACTTTACGCTGCGGGTATAGAAAGGACATTGTGTGAAAACATAAAATATTAAGATATGAAAAAGATACGTATAGGCAATGACATTAACTTCCGATGGACTGTCAAACGTGGCGGAGAGGTAGAAAGTTTTGATGGGAAAACTGTCAAGGTTCTGCTGCGTAATACGTATGGTCATCGTTGTGATATTGACTGGCATACAGAACCAGGCGGTATCATCGCTGGCACGTGCTACGGCTCTACGCAGCATTACCTTGGAGCGTACACCCTCACATTAGTTGAGAACGATGGCGAACGAGGCATGAACACTGTAGATAAAATTGACGTATGGCAGCTTGTGGCGCAGCAGGATAGTTCTGTTATGGAGATTAAAAATGATTGTGTCGGTTCGTCAGTAGAAACCGTCACGGCTCTCATAGAGTCGGAAATAGGCCTTGGCGGAGCAGCGCAAGTGACAATAGATGTGGAACTAAACGAGGAGTCATACAACGCCATCGCCAATGCGTCCGTAACAAAGGCTATCAAGGAAGTGCGTAAAGATGTTGACTCTTTGAACTTGGAAATGAAGGAACTGAAACCACGTGTTGAGACGTTGGAAGAAGCTAAATCAGAAGCAATAGACCTAAAGGGCATTGATGATGCCTTTAACGAGAGCATATAGCATTACAATGAGATTTTTACAATCTATATATCAATGTTTCATTAATTAATTTTTTTAATAATTATGGCAAAGTATTTAGACGAGAATGGTCTGACAAGACTCGTTGTGAAGACCAAAGAGTATGCGGATAATTCTTCCGCAGCAGTGAAGACAGCTGTAGATGGCTATACCGTCAACGGCAAAAAGATCAGCACTAACCCAGTGATTACAAAGGCTGATGTGGGCTTGGCTAACGTGGACAACGTTAAGCAGATACCTGCATTGGAGAAGGGTGCGGCGAACGGCGTGGCAACTCTCGGCACTGACGGCAAACTTACAGCGGCACAGATGCCGGCAATGAAGACGGTTAACGGTGAGAGCGTCGTGGGTTCTGGTGACATCAAAATAGACCTGTCACTCTACAAGGTTGTCACTGACCTGCCTACGTCAGACATTGATGCCACGAAGATTTACTTGAAGCTTGCTTCAAGCACAGCTGAAAAGAATGTCTACGCGGAGTATATTTATACTGGTGACACAACGGCAGCATACGACGCATCAAAGTGGGAAAAATTAGGTGAGGCGCAGACATCAATTACCGTGGATGCAGCATTATCTACATCATCGACCAATCCGGTTCAGAACAAGGTTGTCAACTCGGCTATCGAGGGTTTGAAGACATCTGTAGGTAACGTACAGTCTGACCTCAATAGCAAAGTACAGGCCCTTCAGAGTAAGAATGCGACACAGGACACAGAGATTGCAAAGAAGCTAAACGCGTCAGCATACGTAATAGATGCTGCGCTCAATGCCACTTCAACCAATCCAGTTCAGAACAAAGCAGTAAATACTGCGCTCGCCAACAAGTTGGACAAGTCATCCTATGTGGTTGATGCCGCTCTTAGCGCATCATCCGCAAATCCAGTACAGAATAAGGTTGTGAATACTGCGCTTGGACAGAAGGTAAACACCACCACCTTCAACACCGAAATGGCGAAGAAGCTCGACAAAACCACTAAGGCTTCGGACACCGTTCTCGGTCTTGTACAGACTGGTCATGTCGCTTCAGACGGTGAGCTGCCGCTGAAGGTGGACTCTGACGGAAAGGGCTACGTGGTAATCGAGTCAATGTCCACAGAGGATATTGACGCATTGTTCAAGTAGTTAGTTTCAGGAGGGTATGTCAGAATACATCTTTTGGGCATACCCTCACTTACTCAAAACCTATAAAACGTGTAAGTATGAAATATGTAGATGAAAAAGGAATAAAGCGTGCCGTAAGCAAATTGTTAAGTTTAATAAGTAATTGCGCTACAAAGGACGTGGCGACATCTGAGAATGCAGGCTTGATGTCATCAATGGATAAAAGTAATCTTGACTTTATCTATGATGCTGACAACCGAAAAATTAAAGCTGCTGCAATCCCTGGTGAAATGAGAGAAGTTCTTGACTTTTCGGGATTTGTGACTGTAACAGTCTCAATGATGGGTGCAGATTATAATGAGGCAATATACTTCAATACGAAAACGAATACTTTTGTCGCAAAATCGGGATTATACTATTGCGGAACATGGGTAGGGGCAGAAAAATGGGGAGAAGAACTAATCAATGGTGTCAGCCCCGTTGCAGGAAAAATATATGTCAATGGAGGAGACATGTACAGATGGGACGGTAAAGCCCTGACTTTGCTCAATCCTTCTTTAACAGTTGATACATCGTTGAGCGACACGTCGGTCAACCCAGTACAGAACAAGGTAATATACAATGCTTTAGCAGATAAATCTGCAACGTCGCATACACACACCTTGTCAAGCTTGGGTATGTATGTAGAACTGCCCAGTACGACCACAGGCGGATGGGATATGATAGGCAAAGACTATGCGAAGGGTGTTTGGATAAAGGCAGTGCAAGGAGCCATGAATACTCCATCTTGGTATGTGCCATCCTCTGCGTCGGGGATAGCGTTTGGTGGTGAAGGAACAAAAGCGGTTATATCTTTATCAAGGTCGTTACCGAAGGTGCGTTTCGCGGCAGGTGCTTCATCTTCTCCACAATGGTGGCTTGGTTTGAGAGGAAAAAAAGATAAGGAGTATGATCTTAACAATATACCGACAGGGAAAATGGCAGCGCAGGCAGAATTGTCTTCCTCAGCATCATTGACAACCGTAATAAACGAAGTAAACGCTATTATAAAAGCATTGAAGGCGGCAGGAATAATGAACTCTTAAAAAGGGATTTGGCATGGAAAGCTGGCTGGGCTGACTGGGAGCTGGGCCTTACTGAGCATACCTAAGCCTCTTTGCGGGGCTGCTTAATGGGCGCAAATAATAAATAATAACTGATAATAATAAATAAGAAGATGACACCTAAGGAATTTTGTAAATGGATGGCTCCTGCGGCTTATAATGCGGACATTTCGCCCGTGTTTATCATTGCTCAGGCGGCACTGGAGAGCGGATGGGGCAAGAGCGCTATCGGCAAGTATAATGTGTTCGGTATAACGAGAGGCGGGTGGCCTGTGGAGAAATGCCTGCTTGTCACAACGCATGAGTATTTCAAGACTAAGACGGTGAGGTTCACGGCGCCGGAGAAGGTGGTGAAGATAGAGTATGTGGCTGGCAAGGGTCTGTATAAGTATACTTGCAAGCGGCTGTTCAGAAACTACGCCACTCTTGGCGAGGCACTGAGAGACCATGCGGCTGTGCTGAAGAAATCGTGGCCTGAGGCTTGGGCGTACAGGATGAGTCCTGAGAACTACGTGAAGAAGATACAGGAGGGTCGGAAGAAGTATGCGACGGCTCCGAACTACGTGGAGACGATGGTGAAGATGTTCGGGACGGTGAGAAAGGCGATGAAGGAGGCTGGACTGAGCTGCTGAGAGACTGGGCAGCTAAGCCTCACTAAGCCTTTCTGGGCCTCTTTGCTGAGCTGCTTGGTTTTTAGGAAGGATTATTCTTTTGTTTGGGATTTTTGTTAATGTAAAAAAGATTGATTGGATGGTTAATAACTTGACTACGGGGACGGGTAAGGCCGTCGTTTTGGGGACAATGGGAGGGGAGGCGCTGTCTGCGCTCTTCGACCTGAGATGGATGTTGGTACTGATAGTGGTGCTGATAGTGGCGGACTTCTGGTTCGGCGTGAGCGAGAGTCTGCATAAACATGAGCATTTCCGCTTTTCGAGAGCGGGCAGAAGAACATGCAACAAGGCGGTGGACTATATCACCTACCTTATATTAGGTTCGGTGCTTGGTCTGGCTATCTTCGAGCCGTTGGGATGGACGAATCATGTGGTGACGGCGGCGGTAGGACTTGGCTTTGGGTGTGTATGGGAGGTGGACTCCATCGTCGGGCATGTGTGTGAGCTGCACGGCGTGAAGAACAGATTCTCGATAAAGCGCTTCCTTATAGCGCTGATGAAGAAGAAAGACGAGGACATCGGCGAGGCTGTGGAGGAGGCGATGAAAAAAGAGTGAAGGAAGATAAAGTTTTTAAGGAGAAGCGGTTATGATGGACGAATTATATAGTAAATTTGTAGGAGCGCTGTGGGGGATGTTGCTCTGCCTGATGGTCAGTATGCTGGCCGGCTGCGGAGCGAAGAAGCCCGCGGTGCTGACAAGAACGGACAGCGTGAGGGTGACGAAGGTGACGAAGGACACTGTGTACAGGGACCGCATAGTGCTGAGATACGTGGAGAGGACGAATACGGACAAGACAGTGAACAGGGACTCGACGGCTACGACCGTGGACGAAGAGGGAAACGTGAAGAAGACGGAGGCCTGGCACTGGAGGGACAGGTACGTGGAGAACTCGCTGAATACGCTAATGAAGGACAGCTTAGAGACGTACAAGGCGAAAGTTGATTCGCTGACGAACATTGGCAGAAGAAACAATGACGTGCCTGTGCCGGTGGAGAGAAAGCTGAACTGGTGGGAGAGGAACATAGAAAAGCCCATCGCGTCCTGCATCGCTGTCATAATAATAGGCGCTGTGGTTCTGCTGACTCTCAGATATGCGAGAGGAAGGCTGAAGAGCAGCGGGAAGAAGGAATAAAAAAGGAAATTGTTTGGATTATTAGATATGGTTAATGGCTTTAGTTATTAGTTTTTTAATTTAAGGTTAATAGATTTGTTTCAGGTGAGCCTTGCTTGTCTGTGATAGATAGGCAAGGCTTTTACTTTCAAATTGCAACAATATGCTATTTTTATGTGCGCACACAGCTATAACTTGTAAGTTTAAATTATTTATTTGTAAATAAATAACAAAACAAACACAATAATTATATCATTTAGTTATATTTGCAACGACAACAATATATTTAAACTTAATGCATATGACAGATGAAAAGAAAAAGGCACTCCTTTCTGTTTTAGACGGAATGGACGTGAGCGAGGTTATCTCGCTGTTAATAATGAGTGGTAACAGCTATTCAAGAAGATTGTTGAAATTCATCAAGTGGATAACTAAATGGCTACCTATATGTATAATGGTGTGGCATAGTTTTGCCATGTTGGATTTTTCTCAGAATCCGAGAGAAATGTTTATCGTGCATTCCGAACACTGGCCAAGCTACACATTTATATATGTGTTACTGTATGTATTACCACTTGTGCTCATACTGTTCAGTAGATTCTTCTGGCTGTGTTGGGTATACAGGATTCCGTTCTTTTACTACTTCGGTGTAAATGCTATACATCTCACTTATTGGTCGTGGTATACTACAAAAGATATGGTAATGTCATGTATGTCTGTAATAGTAATGACAGGAGTATTTTACTTATACTGGGTAATAGATTGGTTCTTAACAAGAACAAGAATAGGTAAAAGGTTTTTCTTCTAAAGCAAAAAGGTTATGAAAAGAAAAGTATTCAACTATTACACCTTGGCTCTCATTCTGAAATCTCTGTATGAGAGCTGTATGAAGGCATGGGAACAACAGAAGAACGGCGAGAAGGTAACAGCTTGCGGAATGTCAGATGAAGATATAGAAGAATTATGCGAAGACTATCTTCCTAATCTGATGAACCCAATGATGTCTAAAGAAGAAGTACAACGTAAGCTTGGTGTCAGTGAAGCTACACTCAACAGAATGGTAAAAAGAGGAGATATTCCAAACGGACAGCAAGACGTAGGAGGTCATGTTAGATGGTGGAAGAAATGGGACATACTGCCGTTTATAAGAAAGACCCATAAGAAATGATAGTATATGCTATCAACCTAAATAACTGATTTACAAGGGATAATAAAAAGTGTGAGCGTGTTATGGCTTTGTTTGTCGTAACACGCTAATTTTGTGTCTGTAACGTTACAATAGTGTTAGTAAATCTATTAAGGTAAAAACTGAAAAAAGATTGTTATTATGGAGAGTAAAACTTACGTATTCGGAGAGAATGGTCCTGGTACTGGTGGCGGTCTTAATAGCATTTTGGCTATGCTCCCAGCACTCATGCAGAAGCAGGGCGTAGACCCAAGCTTGTTTGCCCTTTGCAACGGCAAGAGCAACGGCAATGGTTGGGGTGAAAATCTGTTCGCTATCTTGCTTCTGTTTATCCTCATGGGTAGAGGTAACTTCTTTGGCGGCGGTTTTGGCGGCGGCATGATGCCTAACGGACAGGGTGGCGTTGTGCCAATGATTAACAACGATGCGAACACAGCTGTTATCATGCAAGCTGTTCAGCGCAATGGTTATGATGTTCAGAGCTTGGCAACAGCCCTCAACACTTCGAGCGATGCTGTAATGGCTGCTATCAACAGCTTGGGTCAGCAGGTATGCAACATCGGTAATCAGATGGGTTTGAATACCAATCAGATAATCACGGCTCTGATGCAGGGTAACAATGCAATCGCTACACAGCTTGCTGAGTGTTGCTGCAAGACCAACAACGCCATCACCGCAATGGACGGTAATGTGAAGTTGGCAATGTGTCAGCAGACGGGAGCTTTGACGAACGCCATCAACAACGTGGCTGTTGGTCAGGAGCGTGGTTTCTCTAATGTTGCTTACGAGACGCAGCGTCAGACTTGCGACTTGCACAACGCCATTAAGGATAGCACCCAGACCATCGTAAACGGTCAGAAGCAGGCTGAGATGCGCGAGATGCAGAACAAGATTGACGCTCTGCGTGAAGAGAACAGCACCTTCAAATCTTCAGCCATGACTTCGCAGATTGTAGGTCAGGCTATAGCACCTATCAATGCCGTATTGACAGGTCTGCAGCAAGAAGTGGCAGGTATCAAGTGTAAATTGCCCGAAACAGCGACTGTTGCTTACAGCCCCTTTACTGCCGTTCCTAACTGTGTAGCAGCTCAGATGGGACTGTATGGTTTTAATGCCGTGAATGGTGCGAGCTTCTGGACTTAAAGAAAGGAGGACAAGACTATGATTTGGGGCTATCCTTTTTCATGGGTCAATAGAAGAGGTTCGGCAGCTGTAGGTTCTACAGGCGTAAAGGTAAACACTGCTAACGTGGTGTTTACCTTCAAGAACCACGCTTTCGTAAATGCCAACTACAGAGGAACAATATTCGTGAATCTGCAACAGGCTATACCGACAGGTACAACGACTACGCTGCCAATCCTCTTTGAGACCAACGGCACAACACAGGCTGTGACTAAATTCAATGGAGCAGCACTGACCGTTGCCGATTTAGCCGGAACTGGTGTATATCAGTTGTGGTTCGAGAGAGACACTAACACCCTTCAGTTGATGACGGGTATTGTATAACAAGTTAAAATTCGACTTCTATGTTTCAAGGACTAAGACCAAATAGCATATTTTATGTGCTTGACAAGTCGGGAGAACCGACTCTGAAAATAGGGCAAGTGGTAAGCGTGAGCAATCCGCAACCCAAGTTTCCTTCATATCAGCCTGGGCAGTTTAATCCGCAGCCAATGGAAACAACGGTAGATGTAAAGGTTAAGATGCCCGATGGTGAGGCGGAGTTTAAGCAATTGCCATCAAACGGACAAATTGCTAATTCGGGAGACCTCGTTGTATCTGAGAGCCGTGAGGCTATGAGCGCAGAGGTAGAAGCGATGCTCAGACACTCTAAAGAGGTGCTTGACAGTAAGGATTATCATGAAAAAGTGGTAAAGAACTGTGAGCAGATGTTGGGCATCCTTAATCCGCAGATAGCCAAGGAAAAGGCGCAAGAACAGAGAATCGGTAACCTTGAAGCCGATGTGAGCGGCATGAAAGGCACGCTGTCGAACATTGAGACTATGCTGCAAAGAGCCTTGAACAAGAAGTCGAACGGAAACACTTAATACTGAACATTATGTATATGATTGAGATTACAGAAAACAAGTTCGATGAGCTTGTTGAGAATGCCGAGAAAATGCTTAAATACGGTGGAAAAGTCATGTCGTGCCTTGAAGACATGAGACGTGGCGAAGGTCGTATGGGCGAACGTTCTCCTATGTCTGACTATAGGGACATGGGGCGTGAAGAGCGCAGACGCTATGAGCGTGACATGGACTACGACGATGAAGGACGTTACGGAGAGCGTTATGGTGGCGGATATCATGGAGGTGGCAGACGCTACTAAGTAATAACCGACAGGTAGGGAATACTGTTTCCTTACCTGTCTTAACAAGAAATAAGACTATGGGAAAATGTAGAATGCCTTTAGATGTATATGACATGAAGCCAGAAGGAATGATAGCTTATCTCAGATACAACGGCTATCACTTCAACAAAAAAATGTGTGAATGGGCTGTTAGTCATATGCGTAAAATCAACAAGGCAAGCGGCAAAGAAGAACCGATAGAGCCTATAAACAAGGACAAGGTCGAGGAGTTAATGCAGTCTAACAATCTAAAACTTGAAAACCTTGTCGGCTACGACCATGTGTATGTAGCTAATATGTGTAAGGCTGACTTTTGGGGTAAGTCTATAAAGGACGAAGAGAGTTTAGCACATTATATAAAAGACACGGTAGACGATGTAGATCAGAAGGATGGTTTTATATTCAACCGTTTCTATGCTGACTGCTGCCACAATGGTATGCCTATTCCTTGGGAAGATTTGCTATGATAAGGCGTGAGATTCACTTGGAACAGTACAGATGGAGAGTTATGTGCTTCATCGGGTATACAGCCAATGATTCTGATGAGATATGCCATGCGTTAGAGGATATAGGCTGCAACGGCCAAGCCCTTGAAACGGCAAGCAAACATCTATCATTGGCGAGTGAAGAGCGAGGACTAACCTACTCTAACGTAGGAACAAGAGAAAGTGTTGTCGCAGTTGGCGCATCTGACAATAAAGGAAACTTGGTAAACACCATAGGACATGAGCTTCTGCATGTGGTTGCGCACATCTGCGACAACGACGGGATTGACATGCAAGGCGAGGAGCCGTGCTACATGATGGGAGAATTATGTGAGGAAATATTTAACTCTATAAAATAAACAGAAACAACAAATTTTAAACCTATTGCATTATGACAAACTTATTTGATGATGTTTATGCTTGCAAGAACGAACAGGCAAAGAATAATGCTATTGCAGCAATCGCAACCGTGCTCAACAAGTGTTTGAGCATTGACGAAAAGACAGCCTTAAAGGCTTCTATCCGCGAGGCTATCATGGGCAATCATTTTGATGCAAGCAGCGCAAAGGAGAGTATATCTCGTATGTATTACGCCACAACTGACGGATGCACCATTCACGCACCATTCGTGTCAGAACGCGAGTGCGTTGAGTTGTACGAGGAATGCAAGGCGCAAATCAAGGGATACAACTTGTACGACTTTGCAGTTGTGCTCAACAATATCATTGCCGATTACCACAACTTACTTTACTCCTGGTGGCCGAACGAAGATTGGTGCGTGATGCTGATAAAGTTCAGCGAGCTTGCCGTCAACTGGCTCAATGACGACGACACGCCATTCAAAGACGAGAAGGCTTGGAAGGTATTAGGTGATAAATAAGAAGGCGCGTTACACATTCGTAACGCAACAAAAGCAAAGAGGAGGTTAATGTAAACTAACCTCCTCGTTCTTTGTGATGTGCTTATTTACGAGTCGTAAATGGCTCTGCGTCCGTCTTTTTCTGTAGTTCATATTATTTTAATTTAAATGTTTATAAAATCGAATTTCAAGCCCCTTGTGGCGCAATAAACAGGCTTGCCGACCTGTTGTGCCACTGCCTTGCGAAAAGCCTCACTGTTGCCGTTGTTTGCCGATATATGAATAAGTACCACGGCCTTTGTCTTACTTGTATTGCAAGCCTTTAAACAGCCAATGCACCTCTCAAGGCTCATGTGCGTAGCCATGGCGCGTATGCCGACCTTTCGGGGAATAATGCCGTTCTTTATGCTGTTGTCTACCAGTTCGTCGGTATGGTTGCACTCAATGAAAATGTAGTCCAAAGGAAAATCGAACTTGTATTTTACGTGGTGCGTGTCAGTCAAAAACAGTATCGTTCCCATTTCCTTATGATAGATTATAAAACCACACGGCTCTTTGGTGTCATGCTCCGTATCAAAAGCTTTTACAACAAAATTGCCGACCATAAACTCACGAAACATCGGAATTGTGCAGTAATGGAATGTATCAGGCTCAATACCCTTTTCTTCGAGTGTTCCTCGTGTAGCGTAGACATTGAAAGCCTTTGCATACTGAATAAGAAACCCTGCATGGTCGCCGTGGCTATGGGTGACAAGACAGCCATTTACCTTGCCGACATTCCCATGCAATGCTTCAACGGCATATTTGTAGTTTATGCCACATTCTATAATGAGGGCTTCGTGGTCGTTCTGAATTACATAACCATTACCAGAGCTGCCACTTCCTAAAGTTGTTATATTCATTTGTCTATATACATTAATAATAATAAGGGAGCAGGAAAACTCCCACCCCCCCCTACCTTGATAGTTATTGAAGATTTGAAGCGTTACGGCTGCTGAAACATATTGGGCAGTTCCTGCTTGCCCATCGGCTGCGGTTTGCTTGCTGCTGTCTGAGTTTTTTTGTTCTCGGGCTTGATTGTGTCTTTGCTTGGCTCTTCTTCCGTTGCGTTTCCGCTTGTATTCATGTCCATTGACTGAGTGTTGGCTTCTTTTTGCTCTTTCTCTTGTGCCTGAGCAAGCTTCTCTTCTGCGGAAAGTTGGTCAACAGCTGTATTGACAACAGGAATTTCCTCGTAATCAGCATCTTCTGCCTCGTCTTTTGTCTGAAAGCCCATCATGATACCAGGTTCGGTGGTTCTGATAAACCATGAAGCAGAACGATAACGAAGCATCAATTCTGGGATGTTTCTCCATTTTGGATTGCGGGCATACCAACCTTCATCCTTTGCCATTTGAATTGTTACGACAGGACCTTTTTTTAATTCTCCTGTCTTTAATTCGATAGCGTATGCATACATACCCCAATCGTCTTTACCTTTTTCGCCAACTTCTGAATAACTAAGCGTAGAATATTTTCCTGTTGCATTAAAGCAAGCGATAGCAAACTTTGCTTCAAAGGTCGGCGTACCATTCACGGCTACGAGGTTTTGTAGAACCATTAAAGGATCGGCATTCATACGAATAGCCATATTAAGACCTATCATACAATTTCCAATATTACCTTTGTAGGCATCTGGAACAAAGGAAGATGAAGCAAGCACTTTTGCCATTCTCTGTCCTATTTCAAAACCTTCGATAGAACCGAAAATATTAATACTTTTTTGTGGCTGAATTACTGCCAAATTTTTTGTTTCTCCCATAATTTTAATTTTTATATAAAACCCTTTCGTTTTTATTTACAAGTTGTTATACATTTTCCATTTTAAATGGTTCTCCATACTTGCATTGTAGGTAGATAACCTGTTGCACTGATGGCAGCGCATTTTCCACTGACTCCTTGCGGTCAACAAATAGAGGTACATATATGTCCTTTGCCTTGCTTATGCCGTTGATTATGTCTATGCCCATGTTGATAACCGTACCATCATTGGTATTGTTGTAATCAACACCATTGCGGTCAATAGCAGTGCATATCTCCTTTTCATCGTCGTTGGTTATGTTCTGTTCGTAGAACTTCCAACGTATGAGTGTGAAATAAGAGTTGACCTTGCTTTCTACAATCGAGATTTTTGCTTTTTTGTACTCTTTTATTTGCCTAATAACCTCATTGCAATCTGCTACTATTTGTGCAAGTTCTCGTGAGCGCTTGTCAAGCTTTACTTTTTCTTCTTCGATACGTTTGTTTGTATCACGGCCCGACAAACGTTTTATAAGCTCGTCACGCTTGGCAGTAAGTTCCTTCTTCTTTTGTCTGTTCTCTTCCACAGTTGCATCAACAACAGGCTTTGGTTCTGTTGCTTTTATGGCGTTTATTTCTTTTATGGTCTCAGCATATTCTGCTGATGTCTCCCACGTCTGTGTCTGTATTTCTGAACGTTTTCGCACCAAGGCATTGTATGTTTCTTGTTTAGCGGCAACATCTTTCTTGTCTGTGTTGGCTGTTACTTGTTCATATGTATTAATACAGCCTTTTATTACTGTTATTTGCCCATGCTTTTCAGTTGCCTTGTTCTGTATTTCCATGAGCTTAGAAGCCTTGTTTGTATTGTACTCACTTACGGCGTTAGCATATTCCTGCTCCTTCATTTCGTCCGTATAAGGACGACCACAAACGGGACAAATATCTGTTTGGGCGTAGCTAAATTTCTTTTCGTTAACATCTTTCCATTGTTGCATTAAATCGTTAAACTCATTGGTTAGCGTTGCAAGTTTAGCCTTATTCTGGATATTTGCATCAAGGTTTGTTTTCTGTGATGCTGTAGCGGTGCGCAAGGCCTCAGACGCTTCGCTTACTTGCTTGAATATACTATCAACCTCCGCAAAGTGTGCTTTTGTCCATGCTTTGTGAGCTGTCTGATTTTTAGTTTCCTGTTCAGCAATACGTTTATTATATTCTTGCATTTCCAAGCTTTCGGTTACAACACCTTGCAAGTTTGCCTCAATATTGGCAATTTGTGCGTCAACTGCCACTTTTTCCGATTCAAGCATATCAAAATCTTCATTGACCTTTAAAGTGTCCTGTGCTTGTACTTTTGCCGATATAAGCTGTAATTCGTCATTAGCTTTCTTGCGTGTCGTTTTTTGCTGTGTGAGCATTTCAGCAATTTCTTTCTTTTCTGTATACACTCCTTTGTAGACTAAAGGATAGTCTTGCATTAGCTCTTCCTCGTTAATATCACAAGCCAATGACATGAGGATTTTTCTGCGCACATCGACTTTATATGTCCAAAACAGGCTTATATTTGATAACATAAACCAGTCCTCAAAGTTGCACAGAGAATTTAGCTTTTCTTTAAACTGTGACACCGAATAAGGCACATCATCAACGAGACGTGATTGTGTCGTACCCATAAACTTCTCGTCTGCGGTGTCCTTGCCTTTCCAACGCTCAGTCAAACGACGTTCTATCTTTATGTCTCGCTCGTCATTGTAATTTATGACAACTACCACAGATGTTTCGAGCTTGTGGATAATGTTGTTGTTACAATCCAATGTTTGTACTATAGTGTCCGGACGGCTTGTTACACCAAACAAACACCATAAATAAGCATCATAAATTGTAGTTTTGCCCGTCTCGTTTCCTCCGCTTATTAATACATTATGAGCAAAACTAAGAGTCTTGTACCGCTCCTTTTTGAAATTTTGAAGCGTTATTGATTTAATCTCAATTTTCATTGTTTATTTATTTTACGTTAAACTTGCGCTTTCGCGATTCTTTCAAATACTGTTGCATCGGTAAAGGTTGATTGTCAAGTTCATTTTCTTCACAATACTTTAACCAAGCATTTATACCTGTTTTCCCTTCTTTTATAAGCTTTTGTTCTTCTTGCAAACATTTATTATAATACTCATCTTCAATTTCTGCTCGCTTGTTAATAACCTCACCATCAAAAATGCGGACGGCTTGCATTATTACTTGCGGATTAAAAGATTTACCAACATAAAGCACCCCATATGCGCCTCCTATAAAAGACTCAAAAAAGAATGTAAGTTCGGTTGGTGTAAGATAAAAATATTTACTTCTTATTTGCCTCGCTATTATAACTACTTGCATTTTGCTTGCTACGTCATATGCGCCGCAGAACCTTAACACGTCAACAAGCTGTGTTCTTAGCCATAAATTTGTAACTTCGCTTTTGCTCTTCGCATCAATCGCACTTAAAGATAAGTTTTCAGCCATTATTGCATCCGTTAAAGAAGAAATGGCTTCTTTTCGTTGACTTATCAGCGGATATCTTTCGAGCATTCGCGTTAACAAATCATTCTGCGCTAAGGATGTCTGCTGTTTTTGTTGCAAATGCAATTGCTTGTTTTCGTTCTCCATAAGGATCTATTATTTCATCTTGCCAACAATGACCATTAAGATATGTAAAAGGGTCTTTTTGATATTGTTTATCTGACACCGATTGTACATAAGCAGGAGTAGCAGCAATGCAAGCTTGTCTGTCTTTTTTGGATAGACGTGCCCAACGTTTTGCACATTTATCTTTGCCGCGTTTCTTATTGTAAAGTTGCCACCAATACTCAAACTCTTCGTTTATTTCGGTTACTGATTGAGGCATAATTACCTCATAACCATGTTGTTGTAGCAAATATATTGCCTGTTGTATCTCCTTATCCATTGCTAACTGTTTTAAATATATTCACCTCCCCAAAAGCGCATTATCTCAGAGCCGAGAATAACACGTTGTCCGTTTGGGCGAATCATACATGATATAACCTTATTTTCCATATAGCGATACACTGTTGTTATGCTTACGCCAAGCTTAGTCGCTGCTTCTTTGACTGTATAGCGACCTTTAGGTGTGACATCAGGGGCATTATTAACCATTGTTTCTTTTTTTATTCCGCCGCAATATGCCATAAATCGCAGCTTCTGTTGTATACGCAAAATCGACCATTACCTTCCGCACGGCTTCCGATTTCATAAATCCGTGCTCTGTGTAGTATGCGACTTTCTCGCAAACTGCTCGTTCTTTGTCTACTTGACTTAATATTACCATTTTTTAACTTTCGTTTTATATATAAATTAATATATTATTAATACCTTTGTATCGTGATTAGCGTTACGCTATTTTCACAACGCAAAATTAATAAATAATTCTTAGTTATCCTAAGAAACTATTATTTTTTATATTATTTTAAACCTTTTATATGAGTACATTAGTAGAAAGAGCTAAAGAAGCAGCACGTTACTATCATATGTCACTTGTAAAGTGGCAAGAGTCAATGGGCTTAAGCAATGCACATTTTTATAATTGTCAGGGCATATCAAGAAAACTTAGTAGGGTGATAGAAGAAATGTATCCTGAAATAAATATAGAATGGCTGTCAACTGGCAATAGCGTTATGTTGAATAGTGACGTAAAAAGAAAACCAACTGGGTATACTGTACCTTTATTGCCTATTGCAGCGCAAGGTGGAACGCCTGATAATTTTGAAAGTCAAATTGAGAGTTACAAATGCGAGCAAGTAATATCTCCTGTTCAGGGCGTTACTTTGGCTCTCACGGTAAACGGAGACAGCATGTCCCCGGAATACCCTAACGGTTGTAAAATCTTTGTTCAGCGCATAAACGAGGCGTCTTATATAGAATGGGGCTGCACCTATGTCCTTGACACATCTAATGGAGCTATTGTAAAAAATGTATTCCCTGTAAAGGACGATGCGACAAAGGTTATATGTCGCTCCGTAAATCCAAATTATGCAGACTTTATCGTTGACACCTCAGATATTAGAGGATGGTATCGTGTGCGCTGTTGTATCACCATCAAATAATATAAAAAACAAAAAAACAAGCAAATTTCATGCAAATGACATTTGTATTTACGTATAACACGCTGTAACACAAAGCCTTGTACCATTAAACATTTATAATATATACATATCATACTATACTACACCCATATACACATATATAATAT